TTAGTAATATGGGGACAATATTGTTTGTCTCGTGGTTGGGTTATTTGGTTAGATTGAGGAGCTTATTATGACTACGAAAGAAAAAATTCAACAAATTCTTGATAAAAGTATGTGTGGTAAAGTGGATATGGAAAAGTATATTCACGATATTTGCCATATTATTTTATTAGATGAAACATTATCCGATAAAGAAAAAATGGTATTATTCGCTGAAAGTTTATTGAACTTAGAGGGATATAGTGGATGCCCTTTGAGTGATGAATGTGGCTATATATCTAGCTATGTGGAGGATTTAGAATAATGTTTAAACCAAAAAATGCATTGGAAATCTTAACTATTAGGGCTTTTTTATCATACTTAGATAGAGGCTATGGTATACTGCCACTAGGCAATAGTATTTTTGCTGTTGCATATGAAATCTATGTTCGTGATTTTTACAATAATATAGATTGTGATGTTACTTGCATTACCGTAAAAGACCGTCATCTTTATGTAGATTACCGTAATAATGTTGCAGAATGCTATGATGGTGATTATACACCATTATGGACGCCTGAAGAATGTTTATATTATACGCTCTTGTCAGTTGGGTTGGTCAATGAAGGTAATAAATACAAGGAATTCGTTGGTAAAGACCGTAAATATAGTCAGCCATGGCGATATTACTGGAAAATAGATTGGAATGTAAAAGAGGAGGACAACAATGCATAATAATATTTGGTGGCTTACATTTCTGGTAATGACTGGTATATTTATTATTATCTTGGGTTTGGGTATAATCGCCCTTATCTTTTAGGAGGTGGTTAATGGGTTTAGATTTACTTTGCATTGGGATTTTGTTGTATATTGCATATTGCATATATATAGTTTTTAAGCAATAAACGCTTTGGAGGATTATTATGGCTAGAACAATCTTTGGTATCTTCGCTTTATGGTTGAGCGAAAAACAAAAACTTGATTTCTCTGTTGGTCGTGAGATTTCTACAGACCTAGATGGTGAAGAACTCACCATTTTGGCTAATCAATACGGTGTAAGTAACCATGTTGTGGAGTTAGCATATTACATGTGGACTGTAGTGAAGCCTACATCTAAAATTATTGAGAAAGTTTGCCAAAAGGCAATCAAACTTAATAATAAAGAACGTGTGTTTTTGTTTAACTCTGTATGTTTACCACAGGATATGGTTTTTGAAAATACCGACCATAATAAAGCTGTTTGCCGTGGCGATAAAGCTGTACAGGTCGCTATGGAAAGTGCAGAAATTGGCTTGTATTCTGTATCTGACGATTTCTTCTGGAATGACAAAGACTTCGGTTTTATGTCATTCAATGAATTACGTGCAAATGAATTATCATTTGCTATCCAAGATTGGTTTAGTGTAGAAAAATAGGAGGCAATATGCACTTTTTCTCTTACGAAGGCGAATTAATAAATAAAACCCCTCATGAAATCACAATTTTAGGTGAGGATAACGAAGTAATTGAAGTTATCCCTGCTTCTAATGGTCAAGAATGGCGATTAGATGAGAGTACGACTATCAAAGGTCGTATCAATGGTAAGCGTATCAGCAAGACTGTATATCGTTGCAGTCAATTACCTGAGCCTAAAGAGGGTGTATGGTATATCGTTAGTGCTTTGTTTAAATTACACTACCCAGAACGTACTGATTTATTAGTACCTGCTGAGGTAGTGCGTGATGGTAGTCGTATTCTTGGTTGTAAAAGTTTAGGAGTATGAAAATGAAAAACTTAGGATTAACTGTAAACTCCGAAACAGGGTTTGCTGTATATAAGAACAAGGAAGGTGAAATTACCTTCACTGAATTTAGTGGGTATAAAACTTCCAAGCTGGACAGAGCTTCAGAAACTATGAAGTCTTTCAAAAAAGGTGAATACCGCTTGCACGTTGCAAGAATGTATAGACCTGAGGTATTATTGGTTCAAACAGACCTTGACCCAGAAGCTATTAAATATGGTGCGTTACCATATATTGTTGGTAGTCCCAACCATGACAAAAATACTGTACGTATTGGTACTATCCTTGGTAAACAATATGCTAGTCTGATTGCAATCCCTAATTTCCAAGTGGATAGCTTCCACGAAAATCTAAAAAGGTTTGGTACTGACCTACGTAGTATTTCTTATTACGGTGAAGGTTTGTATCAATTAGTTAAAGAAAAAGCTAAACAAGATACACCAACTGTGATTATTAGTGGTGATGGTACAACTACTATTGGTTTAGTATTTATCAATGGTCTCTTATGTGCAGCTCGTTATTACAATGACTGTGAACATAAAGCTGGCTTTGTAGAACGATTAGTTGCTATGACAACACTAGCACAAGAACTACCTAAATGTCAAGTAGCGTTGTTTACAAATGAAAACGATGTTTGGCAGAAACAACTAAAAGGTTTTGATGTATTACACATTAAGCGATACTTTAGTGATAAAAAGGAAATCGCAAACCCTATGTGGTACAATTCGTTAGGATTGATGTTAAAGAAAGGTGGTATTTTTAATGCCTAAACGTACAGTAACAAGATATTTTAAAGTGTTCTACGCAATGAAAACCAATACATTATCTGACTGTTTAACACAAGTTGGTCGTACTGAACAAGGAGTAAATGGTACGATAGAGGTATACTCTAATCCATTCTACAGTGAGAAGGAATTTAGACGTAAACCGTCTAATATTATTGATATTGACCGTATCTTGGAAGGAGAGTGGTTATAATGCTTACGTTAGGTATTAAAGTCCATGCTAATAATACATTATGGACTGTTATTGGTGATGGCTATAATCACGAAGAAAAATACGGTGTATTATGTACTCGAAACGATGAATGCTCTTTCTTTTTAGAAGGTGAATACACACCAGTTTATGGTGATACTCCTATTACTCCTAATGAAAGTGAATTAGTAATTGATATCAAAACAGGTCGTACAGTTATTAACTACGGCTGCTCTAGTGATACACACAAACCATGTAAATATAAGTTAGGTCAAGTACTAAAAGACCGCTTTGGTAATATATTGACTGTAGTAACTAGAGGCGATGTAGTATATTACTACTGTGCTGCTATTGACAGTAAAATCTTCACAATAGATAATGATACTCGTGTATTAGGTAAGACTGATGAACGATGTGCTATTACTGGCAAAAAATTAACAGACGATGCTATCGAAGTTCATACCAAGAATGGTAATATTTGGATGAATATCGAAGATAAGCCTGAATTTATCATGCAGTCTTTCGTGAGTGGGAATTGGTACAACCCACAAAATTTCCACTTAATTCTTGGTAAAGATTACGAAAACCTTTACTTAGGTTTCGACGAATTAGATAAATTAGTTGATTTCCCTGACTTTGCAATTTGTAAAGTCTCTGGCATCCCTTTCTATATTGCAGACGAAAGGGAAGTGGTAAAACAATCTGGTATTCACCCTGTTCTAGTAGACCAATTTGTTGTACAATGTCCAATTTCTGGCATTGCAGGTATTAAAGGTGAAATGATTGAAGGCTTTATGGATAATAACACAGTGCATTTCCATCCTTCTATTGTAGACCAATTACTATGTTATAATGGTACATATGGTAAAACGGAAGACGATTTCATTTATATTGAAGACCTTGGTCAAAAATTTAGTAAAGCAAAACGTAATTCGTTCTACCGTGCATCTAACGGTAAATATTACAGTTCTCCATCTGCCGCTCCTTTAGTTGGCTTACATGCTTGGAATTTCAAACCAAAACCAGTATTCAATGGTGAAGGTAAGAAATTCTTAGGTTTAGAGATGGAGTTTCATAGATGTGGAGAGAGTGATGAACGTGCAGACCATATCATCGCTGACTTAAATAAGATTGTTTATGCTAAGCATGATGGCTCTCTTCATAATGGCATGGAATTTGTAACACATCCATGTACACCTAAGTTCCATTTACAAAATATTGACTATGGAGCTTTCTTTGGTCGTGTTCAAAGTTTGAACGGACAATCTGGTGCTAATTCTGGTTTACACATTCATGTTAATCGTAACTTCTTCAGTAGTAATGAAGCTATTGCAAAAGTAGTTCGTTTTGCAGAAAACAACTTTAAAACATTAATGCAATTCTCTGGTCGTACAGATGAAGATAGTAAGTGGTGTGCTAAATACGACTATACTGTAAAAGAATTAGCTAATATTTACCAAGTAGCTCAAGATAGCGGTCAAAAATACCGTGCTGTAAACTTACGACCAAATCATACGATTGAATTCCGTATGTTCCGCTCTACACAAGATGTAAGTCGTATTCACGCTTATATCCAATTTGTAGATGTAATTACTGACCTTGCTAATATGAATTCTGTAAAATATATTGGCTGGTCTAATATTGCCAGAGTGGCAAAAAACAAAAAATATACAGAGTTAAGAGCTCTAATGAAACAAATGGGCTTATTAAAGGAGGCTAAATAATGTGTGTTATTGCTTATGCTGCTAAAGGATTGCAGTTATCAGAAAAAGAATTTAGAAATTGCTTTGCTAATAATAAAGACGGAGCAGGTTTCATGATTTATGACGATACTAAAGGTAAAGTCCATATTCGTAAAGGTTTTATGGATTTTGATAGCTTTTGGAATGCGGTAAAAGATTTACCTACTGATAGAGACCGTATCTTCCATTTTAGAATTGCCACTTCTGGTAAAATCTCACCAGAATGTTGCCATCCTTTTGTGTTAAGCGATAACCTTGATAAAATGCGTGAAACTGATGTATTCACAGATGTTGGTTTCTCTCATAACGGTGTAATGAGTGATTTCACTCCAAAAGAAGGAATGCTTTCTCCTTATAGTGATACAATGTACTTTGGTGCACAAGTATTATATCCATTGAAAGATAAACTATACAAAGAAAGTACACAATATCTTATTAAGAAAGCGATGGGCACTAATAAATACGCTATCTTAGGTAAAAAAGGTGCTATTATCCTTGGTAATTGGAATACATCTTCTGAAACTGGTATTCAATACTCCAATGCTTCCTATGAAGAACGTAAAAACACTTATTCTTACTATGGTAGTTGTGGTGGCTATGCTTCTTACACTCACTATTATGAATACGAAGTAGTTCCTCCTGTTGGTGAGAAAGATTGGTTAGCAAATTTCACTAAATTGGCTGAGGGTTACGGTGTTTCAGTTGTTGAATATTATGTAGACCTTGGTCGCCACTATGTAGTATTAGATGGTTGGGTTCAAACTCCTTACTTTACACGATATGGTTTACGTTATTCCAGTTATGTATCTGGATATAAAACACCAAAATCAGAAGAAAAAGTAAAAACTACATACACAATGGTTAAGTGTGTTGCTAATGGTGGTAAAACACCAATGAACCAAGAGAAAATGAATAAGGTGATGGAATTTATTGAAGGTGAAAATGGTTCTGTATGGGACTTGACAGAAAATACAAAAGATAAATCTTGCGTATTCTTCGTAACAAATTTTAACCATCTAAGCGGTTCTCTTGATGATATTTTGTATTCAGTAGTAGGAACAGTAAAAGGTGTGTACGATGATACCACTGGTACTGTTAGATTGGAAGCGTAGTACATGAAATTATTTCCGTATCAAAGACAGGGGGTCAACAAGATGCTTAATCAATCATCCATCTTCCTCTGTGATGATATGGGATTAGGCAAGACTGCCCAAGTCTGTACTGTAATTAAGGAACGTAACAAGTTCCCAACTATTGTTGTTTGCCCTGCTCCTCTAAAAGAGAACTGGAAAAGAGAGTTAAAAACATGGGCTGGCATTGATATAAATGTTGACGATTTGAGTTCCAAAGTTATCGTTACAAATTATGAGCGTTTGGACCAAATTCTAGCTTCACTCAAACGCCTTAATATACAACAAGTTATATTCGATGAGTGCCATGTTCTTAAAACTCCCACTTCCAAACGTACTAAAGCAGCGATGAAGCTGGTAGAAGGTGTTCGATACCGTATCATGATTACTGGTACACCAGTATTGAATAGACCTAAAGAGTTGCTGTGTCAATTAGAGATAGCAGGGTTGACATATAAATTTGGCGGTAAAGATAAGTTCTTACAGGATTTCTGTGGAAGTTATGTATCACCTTGGGGTACATCACATGATGGTCATTCTAATCTATCAAAGCTCAATGAAGCAATGAAGAAAGTATGGATAAGACGTATCAAGAAAGATGTACAGAAAAATCTTCCTCCTAAAACTGTCCACATGGTTCCATGTTGTACTATATCTCAACCAGAACCAACTTCGTTTGAGGAGATTGAAAAATACGATAGAGAAGTATTACAACAAAAACTTCCTTATTGTATTGCATATATTCGTAAAGTATTAGAAAGAGGTGAGTCCCTTGTGGTATTTACTCATCACCGAAACATTGTAGAACGATTAAGAAGGGAGTTCCCTGATGCCAAATACATCATCGGTGGTCAATCAAAAACAAATAGACAACAGAATATTGATAATTTCCAGATGCACTCTGGCTCGAATGCTAATCACAACAATTTGATTGTCTGTAGCTTACAGGCAAGTGCTGTTGGTATTACCCTAACCAAAGCACACACAGCGATATTCATTGAATATCCGTGGTCTCCATCTCTTATGGGTCAAGCGGAAGACCGTATACATCGTATTGGTCAAACGCAACCTTGTGATATTGTATATCTCTATGCTAAAGATAGCATTGATGAATACAGATTACGAACTCAAAATATTAAGAAAACAATTATTAATCATACTATGAAAGAGGTACAAACTTATGGCTACAACTGTTGAACAAATGAACTTGACTATCGTAAATTATGTTTCCGCTTTATCTGATAAAGAACAATTACGTTTTATTTCTAATTCTTTGAAACAAACTAAAGTATATGCTGCTACTCCATCTGGTGTGGCTCGTGCAATCGAAGAATTCTCTTTTTCTAACGTAGGTAAAGATGCAGTAGACGCTATTAAAGTTCCTGTTATCAACTTGAACGAAGAAACTGCTAAGAAATTCGTGTTTGTTTCTAAATCTGGTACTGTTAAAGTACGTGATTTACAACAAATTGTTTCTATGGCAATTAAAGCACGCACTAAGAAATATATCGAACGTGGTGCCGAAACATCTTACTTATTAATCCAAGAATTAAAACGTATTGACCGTGAAATGGGTACAGAGTTCTACGAACATTACAAAATGACTAACCCAACTCCAGTGGTTATGGTGCAAGCACCAGTAGAACATACAGAAGAACATGCTCCAGAAACTCCTGTTGAAGAAACAGTATCTGAAGAAGTTAATTCTGCTGAAGTTTCCCAATAGTCCAGTGGGGAGCTTCGGCTCCCCTATAAAAAAGAGTGATGAGGTGAAATTATGATAGAAGATATTAGTATTGTAGTTACATATACAATCAAAAGAAATCAACTTGAAGCATTACATTGGGTAGATAGATATACTGACCGTACTGTATGTGATAATTTATTCCAATTATTTGAATATGAATATGATAAAATAGGAAAGAGAGGTTATAAATATGATACGAGATGGTAGAATTTTTGCACATGTTACTGGATATATAAACAATATATATTATAGTGAACTATTTACATATAAACTTTGTCGGTTGCAAGATTGGAGCCTGTTTTATTGGTTTAAAAATAGCTATCAACATCGTGAAAATTTTATATGGTCATTCCAAAAGAGGTCTTAATATGATAAAAAATATAGAAATTACAGTAAAAACTACTGTGTACAAAAAGGAAATATTTCATATTACACATTTAAATTTCATCCCAATAGCACGTAGTAAAAGATATATTTTTAATACGATACTAAATAATTATAAAAGAAAGGGAACATGGGTGTATAGATGTGATAAATAAACGAATACATGTAAATACCGTAATGGGACCAGCTAGTACAACTGGTGATAAACTTATAGCAAAATGTGATTATAATTATGGAAGAAATTATGATTGTGAAATAGAAAATGAGTTCAAATTTGATTATCGACGTGAATGTGTTCGTGTATTCAGATACGAAAAGGAAGAAGAATGATACAATCTAACGATATAATATCAGTGGTATTTACACCGTGGAAGGTGGTACTATGTTAAATATAAATAAAAAAATGTATATAATTGAAACACGATGGGAAAAAACAATGCGTCATATACATCTTAAAATTGATAGTCCTACTCTATATTATTATACAACACGAACAGAAATATACGCTATTGTTACAAATGCTTATTTAATACGAAATGAATATTCTTTATCGGAGGTGTCAAGTGTTCTTAACAACTGATGCAGTTTCATTTAAAATTATGAACTACACTCCCTACTTATCACGTTATAGACATGTTGCTAAGGAAATATATAGAAACAGTATTTCATTTGTTGCTATGGAAACTGTAATGGTTCATAATTATAACAAGCTAAAAGGCGGTCAAGGAATGATAATAGGAGTGAAAAATAAAACCTTATCCGTGTATTAATCATTTAACGAGATTTTATAATATTCACGAACAGATAACTTGGAGAGATAATACCGATATATTTTATAAAAGTATGTACACAAATACATGTTCTTCTATATCTACATTGAAAGTTGGAGTTTGGAGTTACGCATGATAAAAAAATACGACGATTTTGTATCATATCGAAAACTTACACCATGTATAGATAAAGCTAGATTTGATAGAAATCACTCTACATACAAATGGAGTAATAGTGGATATTACACATATGTATATATGTATAGAACATATTCTCATGGATGCACTACTTTTCTTGTAATGCCAAGACGAAAGGGGAATTAAATGCAAAGGAAATGTCATTGTTGTAATACATTATTTGAAGTACATGGTAATAGTGTACTATGTAATGACTGTCAAAACCCAGAAACTAGAAAAACTTTTGAACCACCTAAAGATGAATTAACTTGGCAACAAAAGTTTGATATTAAATGGGCAAAATACGATGAGGAACATGCTCATGACGGTCAAAAATTAAAGGCTGGAGCAAAAGCAGCTACTCATTGTGCAGTATGTGGTGTTAAGTTACCACCGATTAAGGAACGTAAATATGGGAGGGTGTGCAGTAATGCATGCAAAATGAAACGATATGAAATGTAACATTGTACAAGAATTTAAAGGGTATATTAACAATGTACCTTTTGATAATCAAGATATATATTACAGTGCTGAATATATTCTAAATGAAATTGAAGCTACATTTGATATAGAAGTACCATACACTCTTGTAAGAGACATGAAACGTATGTTACAAAGTGCATTGGATAATTTATCAAATCAAACATTAGGCGAAGTTGAATATGACTTTATTGTATGTATCGAAGGTGCTTTATCTATTGATGACTTACAACTCAGTAGTGATTACATTTGTGATGAATTACTCAAAAAGATTAATGATAATTTAGCAGATTGGGACAACACATATGGTAAGGACTTAATCATGTTTGATTTTAATAATAATGTACTATGAAAGGTGGTGATTACTAAAGAACAGATAGAATAATTTTACGTAGGGTATTTAATGAAAGGAAAATGTATGAACAAAATTTTAGTAACAACAATCATTACAACATTTACAGCAGTAACAGCATTTGCTAGTAGTCCGTTGACTGCTCCATTCCAATCTTATGGCTTAGGCGAAAACCATTATATGGGTAATCATGCAGAACAAGTAGTTATTGGTGCTAACTCTGTAGTAGATAACCAAGGTGCGATTGCCATTGGCACGCATACAATGACACGTGGTGTGGATGCAGTTACTATCGGTAATAATGCTTCTGCTCCTGTTCAAAATTCTGTGGCTATCGGTACAAATAGCCAAACATATGAACCTGTAGCATTTGGTCAAATGCAAATTAATGGTAATACTCATATATTTGCAGGCGATAAGCCTAATTCTACAGTAAGTTTTGGTTCTAAGAAGTCTGAAACATATAGCCATATTGACAATTATAATCGTCAGTTGCAAAACTTATCAGCTGGTCGTATTCAAGCTGATAGTTTAGATGCCGTAAATGGCTCTCAATTATATGCTGCAATTGATGAAATTAATACACTTGGTAATGTAACTAAACAAATTAAGGGTGATGTAGCTAACAATGGTAAACAAATTAAGAACAATACTACAGCTATTGCTGTCAATCATAAGGATATTCAATCTATCCAAGCGACTGTAAAAGATAATACATCTGCTATTACTGATTTACAATCTAATTGGAAGAATGTGGATAATAAAATGAAAACAGTTGATGACCGTGTAACACGTGTAGGTTCGGCAAGTGCTGCATTAGCTGGTTTACATCCACTTGAATTTAATAAGAATGACAAAGCAAGTTATGCTGTATCTGTTGGTAATTACCGTGATAAAAATACAGTAGCCTTTGGTGCTTTCTATCGTCCTAACGAAAATACTTTGATTGGTTTAGGTACTACATTAGGTGCTGAAAGAATGACTAACGTAAGTGCTAGTTTTAAATTCGGTCGCCATTCTGAATATGAACCAACTGGTAAAAATAAAGACGGCGATATTGAAACAATGAAAGATGAAATCAAACAATTAAAATTAATGGTACACAATTTAATGTTTGGAAGTAAATAATATGCAAACAAATTTGAAAGAAAAATTACAAGCTATCAATGTAAAAGACACTCATGCTCGTGCAACATTCCAATACGACCACAATGGTGTACAATCTTCCGTTACGAAAGATACTACAATCTATGAATTAGCTTTACTTGGTATTGAAGTACAAAAAGAAATTGTACGTAAATGTGCTAAACAGCATCTTGAAGCTGATGAAGTGCTAGATATTATCAAAGGCATAACTGAAATTGGCATGTATGAATTAGCCAAAGAACAACTTAAATCGCTGATTGACGATGATGAAATGGTTGAAAAACTATTAAATAGATAAAAAAAAGCCCCTTAATTGGGGCTTTTTTTATGTCCATTTTTAATCTTCAATCTCTTTGATACGATTAAATCGTGCGAGCATATCTTGTGTAACACGTGACTCAATAGTAGTAAAGCGTGTTTCGTTTACGGTCTTTTGTTCAGGAGCAAAACCAGCCCTATCTAATAGGTCTTTAGTAGCTTGAAATTTAACTTGGTCTGAACGAGCATTGAGTGCTAAGTGATACATTTGGTCTGCCATTTCTTCTGCACGTTTCATGAATTTATCTTGGACTATTTGTTTTTGTTTTTCTAAGGCAACTTCCATTGTCTCAGTATGTTCTAGTAATTTTGTTGGATAGTTAGGTGAATATCCTGCTTCTGCTTTAGCTAATGCTGTATTGCCAGTCTCAGCTTTAACACGAGCGTATAATTCTTGTTGAGCACTAGGCTTCGGTTTCTTTTTGTATTCCGAGGGTCTTGGCTTCTTCACACGCTCTTCGATATTCTTCCTCTGTTGCAAGTCCATGTTCTAACCTCCACTTATACCAACGAACACGACCTTTTGCTTTTTCAACCTTGTCCTGTTCACGTAACTTATCTGGTATTTCATCATCAATATTAAAACCTAACAAATATTCAGGCGGAAATGCTGATTGAATACCCATTTTGTCTTTCGTAATAATTAGGCTACGGCATTTTCTACGTCTTGTTGCATCTAGTTTAATCATTCCATCTTTTTTCATTGCAATATTTAATCGTTTATATCGTTGTTCAGATACATCTAAGATATAGTCAATCGTATCAAGAGGAACATATGTTTTGAACCCAACATTGATATATTGCGTATTCAATAAACTCATAGCAAATAACCCCTTTCAATTAAAGATTGTAACTGATGGTCTAAATAAGGGATAACTTGACGTTGGTGTTCAATACCATTCATTTCAGCGATATAAAAACCACCTACAGTAGGTCTAATACCACTTGCTTTACAATAATCAGGATATACTTGGAACGAACCTTGATGTAATTCCCAAATTTCTTTAGCTACTGGCTTCTTAACGTATTTGTTATGCTCAATAACTAATTTAGGTACAGCATATGGTTCATGGAAATGTTCATACCATGTTACATCAGCATTAAAATAATCATAATGATTTTTAGCCTTTTTGTGTTTATGTAAGATGTGATGAACATAACAGTTCTTGTTTACGTTAAAGTATACAATACCAAATTCACCTTTATACAAGTTTCGGTCGCCCAATAAACTTGCAATCATCATTTCAACATTAATAAAGGCTTCATTATACGCACGTGCACCATGATTACCTGCGACAATACCGATAAGTTGACCTGTTTCATATAGTGGTTTAATATCATCTACAAGATTATATACTTGCTTATCACCACTGCACCATTCTTCTAGTACATTACCTTTAGAATTCTTTGTAGTAGTATTAGTACTATCTCCACCTAAAATAACCTTACAATTCGGACCTAAATATAATAGCATTTCAACTGCTTCTTGTAATTGTTTGCGATTATTAAGTCCTTCATGCACATCAGATAATACGGCTAACGCACCTTTGTCTGCATCTACACGTACTTGCATAATATGTTTTTCATAACTATCGTTTAGACTTTTTATTTTTCTTGCTAACACGCTTAATGTACTCCTTTACGTCATCGTCAATCGTTGGGTCTTGTTCTATGTAAAGCAATATAAACTTGCGTAATTCTGGCAATAAACGACTTAAACCGTTATCAAAAACTCTAGTTTTCTTTTTGGAATAAGCCCCCTGTTTTACATAGTATTCTCCTGCTAAGACTTTTTTACAAAACGCTTTCCAAACATTAGGTTTGCACATCATAGCATATGAATTGACCGCTTTCATAATCTTATTAATAGAAGCCGTGCGTGAAAGTTTATCAAAATATTCACTAGGGTTAGACATTTCTGCTTTTTCTTTATTTTTATTATGTTGTCCTGTTTTATAAAACCATGTTTTATCTCTACGATATGCCGTAGCATCTTCCCATTCTTCACGTTTCTGCATTAATTTACGGACAGTAATTATTCCTTGCTCAGGTGTTTCGGCTGCATTTACAATATCAATATACCATTGGTCGTAATCTTTAGCCATTTGTTGAACCTATACCGCCTTTTCGTTCCTTTATTACTGTCTCACCAGTACATAAATAATTTACGAATACACCTTGTGCTACATTGTCGCCATCATCAATAATAACATCTTTGTCTGTATTATTATGTAACGCTAACATAATATGACCTTCATTGTCTTCGTTGTTATAATAATCAGCGTCGATTACAGCTGTGCCATTGGCTAATGTAACACCACGTTTAATACCAGTGGACGAACGCACAAAAATTAATAATACTTCATTATCTTCCATGCATACCTTAATTCCCGTATTAAAGATTTTAGTAGTATGAGGTGGGATAATCCCACCTTTAACTACTGAGAAATCATAACCAGCAGAATGTTTTGTTTTTCTTTCTGGTAACACACCATTAGGAATATAAGATACTTTTTGAAAACATCTCATACTATCTCCTATTTATTAATATTGACTTCAGTTACGTAATGTTTTTGACCGTCCTTTTCATAAGAACGTGTTTGCAAGCGACCTTCTGCATTAACAGGCTCACCCTCAACTGCATTTACGTATTGGTCAGCGAATTCATTCCATGCTACACAATTAACAAAAGATGTCAACTGTTTAGTTTCACCTTTTACTTCAACTTCATCAACACATTTAACTGTAAAGTTGCATACTTTACCAGAACCAACTTCTTTGGTTTGAGGATTACGAGCCATAACGCCTTCGAGAATTACTTTGTTCATGTTTTACTCCTTAATTAATATAAACTGTGGTATATCGTCTACCAAAATTAATAGCTTCATCATAGCTATCTACAAAAATATCAATAACCCCATATACACCATCTGCCATTCTATCTGCTACCGTATATGGATTACCATCAATATACACTGTAGTGCCAAGTGGATAGTCATTAGATGCAACGGCTCCTACATAGGGATAGTCACCGTTAGCCATGACAGAACCAGTATGTGTATAAGCTGTAAGCTCTACATCAACTGGATATGCAAAAGTAATAAGTGGCAACATTGCCAAGATAGTTGTGATAATAAATAATCTTACCTGTTTAATAAAATCATCCTCTCTAAAAAGTTTCGGAAATAGTACGCAGTAATTCCCTACAAGCATCTGCTTTGGCTTCGTAATACCTCATGTTTAGGAAATCATCTTCTTCTGCATAATAATCACGTTTACTTAAATATATTTCTTTCTTTGTTTCAATCATGTTAGTGAAGACCGCTACATTGTACTTCATCGGTTTCTGTTGTATCGTATTGTACACACTCTTTTCCGTATTGCTCATTTAGATACCCCTCTCTATTCTTCTGATATTCTGTATCACGAGCTAACAATGTATTAACACGCTGGATAAAAGCTATAACTGTAACTTCTGATTGTATTTTACCATGCCTATCAACAAATGTCAAGTCAATAATTGATTTTGGCATATCAAATCCGTAAACTAAAGTATCAACACCGTTATCGTTGCACAAAAAGTGTACTTGAGTTCCTTGCTGAAGAAGTCTGCCATGAGGTAAACCTTCCATAATACAATCATCATCCATAACATCTATATCATGATAAATAGTATACATCGCAGTACGAATATCTTCTGATGCGGAACGTAAAAATTCAGCTTTATGGAACAGATGGTCAATATTGCTTACTGGCTTGTTATCACGGTAATACTTATTGATTTGATTAATTACATCAAAATATTCTGAAAGGTATGAACTCAAATAAGCCACCTCCAATCCTATTTTTAGGATTACTAATATCATATGGGATATATTTAGCACCGATATTAATTTCAAGTGTGCTCCACTCAACAGACATGAGTTCTACTTTAAAAATCATTTCTGGCAATTCACCATTTTCGTAATCGTCCATATTACGTATAGCGGCTGGTGATAAAAAGTGTGCAACACCACGTTGGTCTACATGTACTGTACCATATATCCATTCGTTATTCTTCTTTGCTCTAAATAGTGATTTCATTTTATTTGACCTTGTTAATACCATCTACAATAATATTGACATAATCTTGTAAATTTGCTTTAATAGCTTCATTTGCACCATGTAAATTATCTGGTGTAACATAGCTAGAAATAAGCATTGCTGTAGCGACTTGTTTACTAGGAATTAATGCACCTAATATCCCTGCGATAACACCACATATTAAACCATATTTTCCCACTTTTATACATTTTCTCATAGTATTATTTGTGCTATCGCTATCACTCCATACATCGGTTGCAGCTGCTAAATATATTGACGCTGATATTAATGTAATTGTTGCAGAAGTAATAGCGAATAAGTTTAACAACCATTGGACATTAGATGAAATCCCAATTAAATATATAAATACTGGACTAATTATCGGCTCCATTGTTACCTCCAAATTCTGCAATTACTGCAATAAGAATAGGTAGGATTAAAATACATAACCCACTAACAACAGTGCCAACAAATAGCCATACAACTGTCATACCAGTTACACCAAACAATCCGAACAGCCAACATACACCGACAACAATAGTTAATACAGATAACACTTTCGTTAAGATTGCACACATAACTGTTAATAGCGACAAAATACTTACGATAATTATACTTAATGTTTTCATGCTAGTTCCTTTCTTACAGGTGTCTTAGGTTGTTTTTTATGCGATGTGAAATCACAAGAAGTTTCTTTACAGCCTTCACACATACCCATATTACTTAAATTAATAATATTTGGATAAATTTCATTTAATTGTAAATAAATACTACGTGCAATAGCTTGATGCTCACGAGACGCACGTTTACACAATCGTTTAGGTAAATATTCTAACCACGCTCTAAGATTACCAGTAACAGTCATTGTGACATTTGTAGCTAATGGCAATACATAAGCGGCAATTTGATATGGAATACCATCTTGAATTAATAGTTGGTATTCTTGAATTTGTTTTTCAATAATTTTATTAATACAATCTGCCACTACTGTGTGATGTGGAATATCACCCCAATCATGTTCATGAGAGTCAAAATATCCACCATCACTGAAATCTGTACCACGTGTAGATTTTACTGTGAAAGATAATTGTCTATGACGTGTAATTTGTGCTAAGCATTTCTGAGACATTTCAATATCAAAAGATGCATACGCATGCTCTAATAAAGATAAATGACCAGAACTAACTGCACGCACTAGAGATTGTTCTGTTGTTTTAACACCATAACATTGCCCCATCGCATGAACGGGGAAAGCTAATGATGTATGATTAATCAGTGCTACTTTCATGTTCTACCTCGTATTTTATCCACTTTCCATTTAAATTAAATTCCAATGTACTCCAATCAATTTCAACTGTATCAACATCCCAATTGTCATAATACTCATCGTCTGCGTACCCATCTTCATCAAATACTACTTCCCATCTTTCAGAAAATTCTATATCAGTTATGAAAAAATGAGTTTTCTTAACTTCTTCAGACCAGCATTCAGGAACAAATATTCCATATACAACATCACCATATACTAATTCTCCTATTGTGTCTTTTGCTCTAAATAAATGTTTCATAGTTACCTCCTATGCTTCTAGTGTAGCACAAGGAGGGGTCGGCTGTCAACCCCTCGCTGAGCATAGCTACCGCACTGGACAATGACCGTCCTCACATTCGCCACTTTCATCAATTTCAAAATCTTTACCTACTGTTTGTAGTTCAAATTCATATTTATTGACTAAATCTGGGTCAAGCGGAGCCATTTTAGATTTTAATTCTAAGTATTGTTCTTTAGTACATTCTTCATATGGCATCAAAGGATAGTAATCTTGATTTAAAGACAAGAAAGAAATACCAACTACATATTCCCAGTTATCATCTAACCAATCTACCACAGCATCCCATTCATCATCTTTAACTGTAACAGTAATAGATGTGTTATGGTCTACATAGAATTTCTGCATCATTTTATATTGTTCTAATTGTTCAATAGCTGATACATTGTATTTAGTAATAGTAGATTTAGATTTACAAGGGAATGTAATTACTTTTGTATTACCATCATCACCTTGACCAACTTCATTATCAATTTGCCAACCATCTAGGTATTTAACAGCTTGATATAATGGAGAGTTAGTAGAGATACGCACACGTCTAAAATAATATGGAGAGTGATTATAATGAACACCAGCGGAGCAACCACTAATTAATCCGCCTGTACCATCTGGTTGTACTGTAGTATACAACACAGGACGAGGACGATGATTTTCATCTGCGTATTCATTAGCCGCATCGTTAACCCACATTTTCATTAGCATTAGTAATGCTTCTTGGTCTGATTTACTTAAAGTACCAGCTACAGCATCTTGCCAACCTGTAATAGAGCAACCAATTAATCTATCTCTACGATGAATTTCAGACCAGCTAGGAATTTCTAATTCAGGTTCTGTTAAACGGTAACAAGCACGAGCAGATAACTTACATGCCTCTTTGAGTTGAGGTATCATTACATTACCACGCTCGTCGATAAATTTAGATACGTTGATATTAGTAAGGTTACACACAGCCTTATTTGTTAACATAATTTCACAGCATGGGTTGACAATAGCAAAATCTGGTCTACGTTCTTTAGCCGCTTTCACATTCACAAAACCGGGTTCACCAGTTTCCTTAATAGATAGCATTAATTTACGCAATTCTTCTTTACTAGGTTTTTCGTCTAGGAACATGGAGTTATTAGACATGTAACGGAAATAATGTTCTGGGTCTAAGTTTTCCTTAGCGTGTAACATTTCTTCATCATCAGGGCTAAATAGAATAAGTTCTGCTGTTCTGCGTGTGCCACCTGCTACTACGTTTTGACCAACGATATTACACATATCAGCAACATTTAATGGACGAAGTTTACCATTAGTACTTTCTTTAACAATGATTTTATGCAGTTTTTCAAACATTTCTTGTAAAGATTTGTAACCACTTGCATAACCACCAAATGTTTTAAGAGGAGCACCTTGAGGTCTAATATAACTATAATCAATAGAAATAGACTTAGTTATATCATCAGTCATGGTATTGAGATAGGCAGTTAATGCTTCACACCAACCCTCTTTACTATCACCTACTGTAATAATTACACTATGTCCATAATTAGATACTTTAGTATGTTCTAATAGCGTACCTTGTGGGACAGGAGTTTTTACATGGTATAGTTTTTTAGTTGTATCAAATTGTGGAAGTTTAACAATATCTTCCTTCAACACACGACAACCAACACCTGTACCCACCATAAGTAGGTAGAACAATTCTTGGAACGCTTCAATACTATCCATTACCATACCAGAACAATTATATGCCGCTAATGGAGTTTTATCTAATGCTTCAGTACCACCCATCCATAACATACGCCCAGAAACACGTTGACGTAAATTAAACATATTATCAAATAGTTTTTCAGGCTCACCATCTTCTGTAGGTAAATAGGAACAGTTACCATTAACAGCACGTGCACACGTTTCTTTCCATGTTTCACGTCTATTCTTATCTGGCAACCAACGAGAGTATGTACGAATGTAAACAAACTTAGCCAATTCATCCATTTCTTCTGGATAATCAGGGTATTTATCTAAGAACTCTTTAGTGAGTTTATGTTTACTACGTGCAATATCACGTTTTGTTTTGTATTCGATGTAGTTAATAGCGGCATCAGAATATCCATCATCATTCAATTTACGATAGATGATTTTTTCTAATTCACTAATAGATACATCACGGTCCAAGCCTTTTACAATATCCCAAACATGTAGAGATACTTGGAATGGTTCTGCCAACATAGTAGGCTCCATTACCATATATGTAGCAAACATTGCTTTCTCTACAGCTTTTTCAATTTTAGAACCTAAATATTCTTGCCGTGTTCCATCACGTTTAATTACTTGCATATTACACCTCGTCATATAACGATTTAAAGATTTCTTTATCACATGGATATTGTTCGCCATTCTCACCGATGATAATTTTATCACCATTATTACAACGGACAATACCATTCATCGTAAACACCATTTCACCAAGTTTACTTTCACGAAAACGAAGTTTATTTGGTTTATGTACACAATCAAACCACTTAAAACCTTTATCAGGACCAACATAATCATGTTCAATATCTGCAATAATTTTAGATATAGAATATGGAGGTTTATGAGGTAATAAAAACGTGCACAAGGTACTCATAATTGTTTTCGGTATATGGACAATTTTACCTTCAACATTTTCTCCAAAAATATTAAGGTTCCCATCTAATACAACAAAATCAGTAAAACCTTGGTCTTTCATTTGTCGTAATAATCTTACTACATTTTCTTCTTGTGCTATCAACATTATTTTTCCTCCTGTTCTTTCATTTCTTTTAAAGCATAGTATGCACGTTGAGCATGGAACTGAGCCCATAATGTATTAAATAAAATAATACACAACATAATTTGAATGCCGTGTGGTTGGTCTAAATTAATAATAGAAAGAACTAAAGATAATAAGCCAAAGGCAAATATAGCAATAAATTCACCTAAGACTTCTTTATTTGCTTTGAGCCAGTTGACAATTTTTTCTTTCTTATTTTCGGTTGTTTTTCGCATATTGTTACATCCTTTTCATGATACCACTTCGATTTACTACCAAATACGGAATAAAAATATTCATCTTTCTTTGGGTCATATTTTACTAGACCAATACGTATTTCACCATCAGGTGTGTTTACATGTGTGCCTAGTTTAATTTCTCTATTTTTAGTACTCATATTTACCTAACACCTGCCCATCATAAGTTAGAACCAACGCTTGCATTTGTACAGCATCGCACATCAAGTGCACCTTTTGCCCTGTAATAATATGAAGTTTAGTAGCTTCTTCCATACAGAATTGAATAAAAGGAACTTCATAATAGGAGCTTATATAATCGTATTCTCTTTGTGTCATGCTCTACCCACCAACTTTTCTCCAACTACTGACCGATTTTGTCTACATACATTTTCGTATACAAGTTTACAGTCAAAATAAATACGTTTCAAAAAGTCAATTTGTGTTTGTACTAACCGTTGTTTGTATTGCACGTCGGCGTAATTCTTCCATACATCTAATACAACTGGGTCAGATATGGCAATACGGTCTCCCTCTGTTACCTTATTAGAACTCTCTCTACTCACTTTAGCTTGTGTAGCCTTAGCAGTTTTTTCTAAATTACTTAATAGTTTAAGCAATTCATGAGATAATTCTTCAAAACTTGGCAACAGGAGAGACGACTCTTTCATTAAATAAAATGCTGTATCAGCATCATTATCTTGTAGTGTTTTATACATATCACTAATTTCATCAGATAATTCTTTAATGTCTTCGTATTGCACCATAATTACGCCTGTGGTCTTTCTTTAAAATAGCTAGGTCGTGTACACACATCTAAATCAACAGTTAAATGCTGGATAAGAGATTTAGCTTCTTCTTTGCTAGTAAATTTAGCAATGACTTCTGTTCGACCATTAGCCAAAGAACCTTTCACGTTGTAACCTAGAATAAGATTTTTATCTTCATCATCATATACAGCAGAGATAAAAATGGATTTGCAATCTAGGATTTTATCAAATGTTTCATTAATTACTTTCATCAGCTTCACCACCTTTTTTCATTTCATCTAATGCCGTTAGTGTTTCGTGTAATAGGATTTCTGCAATATCATCACGACCAGTTGCTTGTGTTAAAATATCAATCGTAGCCGCATTTGCAGTGGCAATCACTTTAAGTAAGACACCAGAATTTTCAATATCAGTATCAAAAGTTACTACTTCTTCTTCATTTAGTGTAATATTAAAGTGTTTTTTCTCTTTTGATGGCATCGTATAACTCCTCTTTAATAAAAAATAATCTAGGTAGATATGGTCTACTAATTACAACCATATCACTATTATCCTGATTAAAATATTTTTCAATTTTTTTAAGACCTTTCGGTTCTTTAGGAATTGCATCACCAAACTCCACCTTGTTGATTAACGCTTCAAATAAATCCTGACGCAACATATACGCAAAACCTATATAATGGATTGGACCATCTTCAGCCTTCTTGTATAATCCGTCCGTATTTACATCACGTTTACTTTCAATGGTGTATATTTTATCACCAATATCCCACTTTAAATCACCTGACATACGTTTAGCTATTTCACTATCTCCGTAGCCTTTAATAGCATTTGTTAGTTTAAAGGCACCAGAAGCAGGTACCGCATGAACTGTGAGGTGTAATGCTTGTAAATATTTAAGCAAATCATTTTCTGCTTTTCTACCGTTACGACGGTTAGCTTTACCTCTTTTACTTGCTGTGGACTGCTTCTTAACCTTTTTAGCTAACTTGTATTCAAGTTTTTGTTCTTCTTGACGAGGTGATAAAATATTAGGGTTTTTAGGTTGATACAAATTATAGTTATCGCAATACCAACAACTATCCTTTGGAACTTTGCAATTGGTCTTTACTTCGCATTTCGTCAATCATTAAACTCCCTAATACGCAATAAACAATAATATCATGCAATCGTTCTTGTGCATCAGGTAATGATAGCCCATGCTCAGCTAAAGCTAAGTCATGTTTACCTTTATAAACAAGCATAGCATCGAACATAGACTTTACACTACCATCACCGTGAACTAAACCAGCTTTACGGAAAGCGGATAGAATATCTTTACCATCAGAGTATTGTTCACTTTTCTTTACGAATAGGTCGATAATCGTATTTAATTTATTAGTAAAGTCTTTTGTTTCCATTATAATTGCTCCGCTACCGCTAACAACATTGCTTGTACGTCTTCTGGTAAATCTTCAAATGCTACTTCATTACCATGGAGGTCATAGCAAACACCGAATTCACAATCGCATTCAAATTCATCTTCTTCGTCTTCGATTGGTTCACCAGTGAATGCATCATAACCAGCTTCATTTGGGTCTTCATATACTGGCTCGTTTTCAATATCATCAAGCGTTTTTTCTAGGTGTGTAAGCATTACATCCATAAATGCTTCAGCACTAACACCAAAGTGTTTCGCAATAATATTAGAATAAATAACTGTCAATTCTTGAGGTGTAATACCATCAATATCAACTTCATAACCTGTTTTGTTTGTAACTACTTTCAAATAACCTTTACTGAATTCCATGTGCTTTCCTTCCTTCTTCACAAAAATTCCATACATTACAATAATCTTGACATTTTCTACCACCCCATGTTTCTCTATATCTGCATGGTGGAGGTAATACGTTGTTTTCCAACGCATATATTAAGTCCTGACTTTTCTTTCTCATATATCTTTCAACCCAAATATCTGAGATTTTATTAATCGGGACTAAATAACTTGGTTCTGTAATACCACGGCTAGTAGCTATGTGGGTATTACCATCACGTACTAAAATTTGACAACACATATTAGCTACTGGTAAACCGAGTTTCTTTTCGATTTTCATACGATAATCATTTAGCTGTACTGCTAAGTCAAATCTTAGATGGGGACCATCTTTGTATAATACATTAATGGTTTTCTTCTGACCTTTCTTAGCTCCAGATTTATAGATATAGTCAGTTTCTTCTTTCTTCATGTAATACCCAAGCGTATGAGCTGCTTTATAGCTACCATAAGTTTTGGTATCAACTAATGTACCACCATTTTCAGGTGTATAATAGTCAAATGCACCAGTAGAATAATCATCTTCGATACGTATTTCAGCAACTTCTCCATGAGCTGTACCTACATGACTTTCTAAACCACCATGAACCTCTGTACCAAACAACATAAATACAGAGTCTTTCGGACTTATATGATAAAACTGAGTAAGCTCTAAGTAAACTTCACGAGTACCTTTGAGTAACTGTGTAGTAGATGGTTTGCCTGTCCATTTACGCTGTTCTGAAATGGCACGTAATGTTTGCAGGCTCATACATCTACCAGCAGGTACCCAAGGTTCACCATTACTATCATATTCACCACATAATCTACATTTAGAAAGGCAATCTTCTATATTGGTCAGTTCTCCATCTGGGCATTTATATCGTGTATATGGCATTTAACTTCCTTTCTATATATAATATATCATATTATTAATCAGTTGTCAACACTTCTTCTAATCTGCAAGTTTCAACATTATATTTAAGTTCAAACATTGGTGGACCATTCATGCCATCACGTGCTTTCTCTACTTTACATCGTGTAATATTACGAAGTTCTTGCTGTTTTTCTAATGATAAATTAGGTGCCCTATCAGGTCTCCATATCATAAGAATATAATCAGCAGATGCTTCTAAATCACCAGTCATTCTTAACTGGTTCATTGTAGGTTCTTCATACGTATTACCACTACGATTAAGTTGTGATAACATTGTGAAAATAACATTGTATCGTTTCGCAATACCTTTCATCATTAAGGCTTGCTCGCTTGCACCATCGTAATCACCTGCACCTTTTAAATAGGTAAAGTAATCTACAACGATTACATCAACGCCGCCTTCCATAATATTACGAGTATTAATTGTGTTAATATAACGCTCAATATCATGCATAGATAAATTATTTTCATCTACAATATACAATTTCTTACCTATTTTGTCAAGTACTTGATTGACTAAAGGGTCTCCTTGAATAATGAGTTCTTTAACTTCTGATATACGCTTTTTAAGTATCTTACATACGATACGTTCCATAACCTTGCCACGTGGCATTTCTAAGCTAAAGAACACTACGTTAGCTTTGTTCTGGACTATTTGTCGTAATATATATTCAATAGCTATATCAGTATTATGCGTAGGTATATAATCACCACACAAAAACATATGGTCATTATTATCAACACGTATACATTGCATTTCTTGTTGTTCTGGCAATTTTTCAATAGACACAATAGCTAATTCACGTTTACGATTACGTTGTCGTGTTATATCTGGACAACTTCGATATTTCTTAGTGTGTTTATAACTTGTAAACCATTTATCGGATATATCCATAAATCTAACTTCATATTCAGTAGACTTACCATCTCTATTGGTTGTGTGTATAATACATCGTATACCACAAGAGCGTACAACATCAGCAACATCTAAAGCTAATTGTAAATTACACGAATGGAATGTAACAATACCAGATTTATCTATCGACCCATCAGTATCAATTAAACCCTGTATAAGTTGGATGCGGTTATCAAAACTATCAATTTTATATTCATCAGGTATAAACTTTTTGTCTCCAGTAATTTTACCGAATGTTGACAGAATATAATCTGTAAATGGATTGGCTCCATAACCTTTGCAAAAATGATATTGAATTCCATGATTGCTCCATCTACCATATTTAGATGTTTCTTTAATAACTCTTTGGATTACATCTTGTTCTGTATTTGTAAACGAAATTTGTTTACTACTAAATCCACCATCACCAAGTAACGCACCCATTGTATATGGACGAATTACATGTTTACGAGCACTATATTGTACTGGGTCTGGGACTGGAATATATAAATTATATCCTTGTTGATTTTGTGAACCACGACATAACTTATATTTAGTCCTAATTTCGTGCAACGACATTACTTTCCATTCTTTATCTCTATGTAAATCTGTTAGAGTCTTGAATTTCCATAAATGTTCATCACAGCAATCTACATATGTTCCATCCCTAAATGTTACTCTATATACATCCTTTTTCCCTTGTGGATATACATTTGTAACTCTTGTCGGTTTACCATCTTCACCAATTAGGATGTCTCCGACTTTAACATCTTTCATCAACATTTTACCAGTTGGTGTAATTAATGGTGTGTCTAATGTTAGTGCCTTGCCTGACGAACTGTAAGCCCCTATTAAAAACACTTGTCCTTTTGATACACCACCAATACAATTATCTAATAATTGAAAATGTGTTGGATATGTACCACGTTTATAAATATCTCTTAATTGATTAAGACTGCTAGAGGCATCATGCAATGTTTCCAATAAGTCTTGTTCAGATGATACACCGCTATCAAAATATGCTTTTAAGTCAGATACATCTCTATTCCAAATTTCACCTAATGCTTGAATAGCTTCTGCTCTAATCATAGGAGAACGTATTGTTTTAAGAAACGACTCTGCTACTACATACTGTTCTTCAATAGTTTTGTATCGTTTTACAAGCTGTTTGATAACAAAAATATCAATATGTTCTGTAGGTAAATCAGCTAATTCATAGCCAGCACATAGTAAATCATTAATATCTTTACATTCTTCAGGCATAATCAATACACGTATATTAGCCTTTGGTAACATAGATTGAAAATGGTCTCTAGTACGTGGCAAATGTTTTACACCAGCTTCATCATTATCAGGACATATTACAATCGTAATTTCTTTACGAATAAAGCCCGCTAGTTTTCTAATCTGGTCTCTATGTAATTCACTACCACAATACGCTACAGTAGGTTCACCCATTTGATGACCACTCATAGCATCCATATAACCTTCACATACATAAAGTCTATCTTTGATTTTCTTTCTAGCTAAATCAAGGTTAAACAAGAAAGATGATTTCTTATATAAAATACTATTAGGTGTATTTTTATATTTAGGCTTTTTGTTGAATTGTCTAATTGCCATACTTACATATTGACCATGTTCATTACGTAATGGAATTGTTAAGCAATCAGAATGAAAACCTAAATTGAAATCATTAATTGTACTATTTGTTAAACCACGTTTGGCTAAGTACTCACCAATAGCACCTACATTTTTATGATACATATCTGCTTCCCTAGTGAAACGCATTTCTTCACTAGCTTCTAATTGGTATTCTTTATTATCCTTTAAACTGATATTACATTCTTTAGCTAGAATTTCAGTAGCTGCACGATAACTAATCTTTTCTTTATCAGAAAGGAAGTTAATTACTGTGCCTCCACACTCACAACTAAAACAATAAAATGAATTAGTATCAGGGAATACCACTAATGTTTCTGACGTATCATCACTTTCATGTAAAGGACATTTACCTTTCCAGTATCGACCACTCTGGTGCAGGTTAGTATATTTACCAATGAAATCTATAATATCCACTTGCTGGATTATAGTTTCTGTAATATTCATATACACCTCATAAATTTAATACATCATCTAAGCTATAACTGTCTGCACGTTCTAATTTAACTGATTTCATTTCTTTTTCGTTATGTTTTTTAATACGATACAACCTATATTGTTCCGCATCTTGATAAACTTCTGTAAGTGTCATGATACTTTTCTTAGGTTTATCTTCTAAATAACGTAATAATTTTTCAAGAGTATTTTCATCTTGTTTATAGAAATGAGCCCTTAATTTGAAATAGGAGGGATTGAACCTCCTATTAACAAATATAGGTTCAGTAGAACATTTTTCCATGTATAACCTAGTTATTCTATCAAAAATGTTAAACTGCTTTGCCATTATACCACCGCATAAGAAATATTAAGAGACCCCTCTAACTTGATACGCTCAATATATCCATGTTCAACCAATTCTTTGATAGCACGCCATACAGTAAATCTATTGATATTAATACCAGCGGATATTTCATCACCAGTTAATTTGATGAATTTTTTACCAGCTAACATATATCCACGTTCCTCAGCTTCTTTACGAATAAAGCCGTGTACTAATGCCATAGATAATCTATGATTATGTAGAATTCCTAAATCAATAGTTAATTCTTTAACCATTTAATTCACCCAATCTTTCTTGGCAAGCCTTCTTAGTATCTGCACTAAACTTAGATTGTTCTACTACCCAACGCAAATAATGTATATCACTTACTTCAGAAATCGCTTTATTCGCATATTTACCTTGTGTAAATGTCGTAGCAGATGTAGACGTGCTTGTTTCTCGTGAGTCATAGAACTCAACATCGTTGCTTTTTACTTGTGCACCTGCGAAACCTTTAGGTAAAGCCCAAATAGGCAAACTAGGAGGCTCAAACCGATTATAATCTCCAAGCACAACCCAACTTTCTTTTAAATTATATAAATAACGACCGATACCAAACTGTACAGCCGCACGTTTCATACTATCAGAAATACCGCCTTTAATGGGTTCAATCTTTGTATTACTAGCACCATCTTCACGTGTAAGTGTACGCCAACCTAAATCGCCTGTGTTGATTACAATGGATAAGCGGCAAATCATACCGTGTTCACCACCAGCATCTACTGGTCTGAATTCTGGGTACCAATTACCTACACCAACTACTTGGTCAAGACGTTCCATAATCGCACGATTAGTTACATATGGTAATACCATTGCTTTCTTCCCGTCTTTAGATTTCTGCCCAATTCGCCATTGAATATCCTGTGGAGGGAAAGGTTCTCTTAATTCTTCAAAGATTTGTTCTACTGTCTTTTCTTTCATAGTATTATCCTTTCTTAAAAAAATATAAATGTTCGGGGAGGCTTGCTCCCCTCGTGGACAACTCCAGTGTAGCACCCCTCGCTCAGGCTGTCAAGCGGTTCACTGAGCAGGCATCGGCTACCACCCCATCGCTAATTCGTAGGGCGTATACATTTCCCTTGACGAACATAGTAAAATCAACATCAAATGTTACTAACTTTTCTACTCCTGTAGGTGTTTGTACTGTTAAGAACGCATACGGTTTACCTTTCTTAGTTTTGCGTGCAGTTACAGATAAGATGATTGCTGGTTTAACGTTACCTACGCAAATACTTGTATCGTATTCATCAAATATACTGTGGAATGTATAACCTAATACAGCTAGTTCCATAGCACCTTTACTAAGGTTGTCTTTATGATTAGCATCGAATACGTATTCACCTTTAGATTTACGCTTATCTTTCAACCACTTAATGTATTGCATGTAATCATTTCTATCACCACCATCATCAATAGCACCGCTATAAATTAAACCTTTAAGTTGTGTCATATTCATAGATTGGTTAAGTTCTAAGAATTCTTTGCCACGTGCACATTCAAATGACTTGAGATTACTACAACCTGCAATAGCACCTAAACCTAAGCATACAGTATTTTTTCCTGTAGTACATCTAATATCACCATATATATCAGGTGGAACGACTTCTATACCATGTTTTTTAGCATCATTAATAAATACGGATAGTTTTTCTTTATCACCAAAATTCATATCAAGAATAGATGCGTAATATGCTTCTGAATAATGTGCCTTTAAATATGCACATCGCCATGCAGTTAAACCATAAGCTGCACTATGACCTCTATTAAATACGTAAGAACCACAGGCAATCATTTGTTCTGCAATAGGTCTGATTACATCCTCCGTAATACCTTTCTCACCTGCACGTTTAACAAATTCATCTACAGCGGTATTAATTTTATCTAATTCTTTACGACCAATAATACGTCTAAGAATATCAGCTTCCCCCATTGTATATCCAGCTAATGATTGTACTATCATCATGAGCTGCTCTTGATATAATATAACACCTTCGGTATCTTTTAAAATAGGTTCTAGTAATGGATGTAAATAAGTAACAGGCTCTTGACCTTGCCTACGTGCAATAAATACTTTATCCATGCCTACATCTAATACGCCCGGTCTTCCAATAGCTACTGTATCTACCAAGTCGTATACACTTTTAGAATGTATATTAGTAACGATATTAGTCATAACATCAGACTCAATTTGGAATATACCAGTTGTATTGCCAGCTTGTAATAATTGTGCAGTTTTATCATCTTGTAATGGAATAGAATGTATATCGCAATCTTTTACACGTTTTAATACATCGTCAATAATATCTAATGTAGCTAAACCCAGAATATCTAATTTAAGAATGCCTTGTTTTTCTAAGATATGGAAATCTTCTGCCGCTACATATTGCCCATCTTGGTATTCAATAGCACACCATTGAGCAGGGTCGCTAGGGAATACAGCTACTGCACTAGCATGAGTACCATAATTTACTAAACGATTTACAGATGTACTTGCCATATCTCTAACTTCTTTATCTTTAATATCACCTATATCATTGATATTTTTAGATATAGCAGTCATATCAGATGCTTTACGACCAAGTACTCTACCTGCGTGTTGTACTGCTGCTTTAGGTCCTAAGAAACCAAATGTGCGTACTGGATAAGCATAGCCATATTTATCCTGTATATATTGTATAACTTCTTGTCTTCTGCTTTGTTGGAAATCTGTGTCGATATCACATGGAGTTACACGCTCAGGATTAGTAAAGCGTTCAAATACGAGGTTATATTGGATAGGGTCAATTTCTGTAATACCCATTAAATACGCTACTAAGCTACCACAAACAGAACCACGACCTGCACCAGTTCTCATACCATTCTTACGTGCCCATTGTAACATATCATGAATAATACAGAGGTAATTGTTATAATCAACTTGCGTTAGAATATCTAACTCATGTTTAATTTGATTAACATATACGTCTTTATTTTCTTTCTTTGCAATACGATGGAGTTTATATCCATCTGCACAATGGTCTCTTACGTATTTAGCAGGGTCTTTAACAGGGAATACAGGATAATGGTTTTCACCAAATGGTATTTCTACATTACATTTATCAATGATTTTACCAACATTATCATAGTATTCTTGATTAGGAATTACAGCTTTAAATTCATCAATAGTCCACATATGATAATCACGGCTACCATAATATTCTAACATATGATTATATTCTTCTTGGTATTTCTCTTTAGCTTTTTCAGTATAAGCATCGTTAATTTGTGCTTTTTTGTCAGCTAATGTTCTATCTAATAACAAGAAATCACGATGAGCTTGCATTTGTTCTGGATAAGCATAATGGCTGTCACCAGTAACAATAATAGGAATATTATATTGTTTACCTAATTCTTCTACGACTTTATTATATTCCCATTGTAGAGGAAAATCATGCGGTTGTATTTCAAAATAGAAATCATCTTTAAAAATATCAGTCATTGTAGTAATGAATTCATCCCGTAATAACTCATTACGTAATGGACCAGCTACACAAGCCGTACTTACAATAATACCTTCACTGTGTTTTCTTAATGCATTGTAATCAATCAAAGGCTTGTAATAGTGATGATATGCACCGAATGTAGATAATCTTCTTAGATTATACAGACCTTCTGTATTTTTAGCTAATAAAATAAGGTGATAACTATCACGTGTTTTAATACTTAAATCATATGAAAAATATGCTTCCATGCCTAAAATCGGTTTAATACCCATGTCATTACACGTAATATAATGAGAAGTCAAACCTGATGTAGTACCGTGGTCAGTTAAAGATACAGCTGAATATCCTATTTCTTTAGCACGCTTTACACGTTCTTCTAAAGATGAATAAGCATCACGCCTACTATAAAAGCTATGACTATGTAAATCTGTAAAATTCATATATCCACCTCATGTTTATTTTCCTTTAAACTCAAAATAAATGGCAAACATAATTAAATATAACCAAAATGCAATTAATAATTTAAGTAGATAGTCTGTATTATAAATTGGATTGTTTATAGCAAAATCTGAAACAATAAACGCAACCATAGCATATGCAGTACATTTTAACCAATCCTTTAATTTTTCCATAATTTCTCCTTATAAATCTGCGTAATCATCTTCCATATAAGCTAATATTTTATTTAACTCACGCTCTGGCATTGTATTTAAATTATGACCACATTCTGATATATCAATATATTGTTCTAACCAACTTTGATGACCTAACCTAGTGTGATAAAAATAAATTAAATCAATTTTTTCTTCTCTTGTCATATTATACCTCCTTTAATTTAGTATATCATATTATACTAAAATTGTCAAATAAAAAAGGACCCCATAAAGGGGTCTATTAAGTGTAACGTATTACGAAGTGTAATTCAATATTACGCTGAGTAATGTTATTCTTCTTTGTTTTATATACTAAGTTGTAGTAATGTTATTACGTTCTAAGTGGTAGTGTTTTAAATACCTAAAATACTGATACTGTAGAACCGCTACGCTAGGTGAATTACTCACATCGTTAGTTGCTGTATTTGTAGATAATACCAAGAGGGAATATCTTTGTTCGTAATTTCTTTTTCTTATGTGTATTACCAACTAATCAATATCTGAACGCTAGTGAAGATATTCTGCGAACGCACCAGTTATGAATACCAAGTAACTATATCACTTATTAGTAGTAATGTTGAGCATCTACTGTATATCTGTTACTACGCACTTCGTTTGTAGCTACTTCGTAGCTGATTGTTGTATTTAATTTCTGGTTGTCGCTATCCTCTGCTGATTGCACTGCCCCCATGTCGGAGGCTGGTGTTGTGTTGCACCTTACAATGGTTCTCGCTGTGTTGCGAACTCGCCTCGGTCTGCCGTTATCGAGTACCTTACCACTTAGGTTTCCATTGTTGCCACTACAGGACGGGGGTTCTTATGGATTCGAGGTAGCTGTCCCGCCGAGCCTATAACGCCTATCACCACGCTCGCTAAACGGGTGCTGTTGTTTATTTTACATCGGTTTTTCCAGAACCTCGATGTTTGCGTGATTACACGCTACTATATACTACGCTTGGTCAGTGCGTTTTCTTTACTCTCACCTATCATACGTTTACTTCCTAGTGCCATGATTTGCCGTTCAGAAATAACGCTTATCGTATTCCAAGATAGGCTTGAGGTTCACTCATTTACTGCTTGTGAACAAAGCATTTAAAAATACGAGAGGATTTTACTGGTTTAAAGATTTTCTTTTTAGTACAGAAAACTTCTTTGTAATTTTTGGTAGGTTTACCAAATTCACATACACCACACACTTCAATCTTTTCTTTTTGTATACTGTGTGTTACTAAATGTGTTCCAACACCTCTTTTAATTTTGTACTTTTTTCTTGACATAGTTTTCTCTTTTCGGTAGAGCAAGTTCTGTGGCTCTACCACTACTCACATTGTAGCACAGCATGCTCAGCTTGTCAACCATTTGGCTGATGCCGCACCGTTGCTGGCTTTGTGAGGATTGTAGCACAGCCGAGGGCGAGCTGTCAAGCCCACCCCTGACCACGCCGAGGAGGAAATAATTATGTCTATAGTAATAGTAACATATAAAAATCAATTTGTCAAATATTTAATTGGTGTACATTTTTACAAGGTTATAACGTACATAATATATAGGTTCTTTGTCGGTAATATCATATTTAGCACCATATACTAATTTGCCATTTTGTTTATCAATACCAACTTGACTGTGAAATTTACCTGCACGGAATTCTTCTTGACCGTATACATCGAGTTCATGGCGTTCTGGTACTTTAATATCAAACTCTACTGTAGATTTCTGGTCTAATACTACCTTACCATTCTCAAATTTTTGCGTTTCATTTTGTTGTAAATCAAACTTTTGTTTTTTGCCATTTACTTTAACTACCACAGCAGGCTTTTCAATACTAGCTTCTACATCTGTATCTTCTTGCACATACGTTGGTACATTATTTACATAAACAAGTTCTTTCTCTTTTGGAACATAAGATACAGTAGTCTTGGTATTAAGAGTAGCCTTCTCGTTCATTATTTTAGGCTGTAAGGTGGGTGTAGATTGTTCCACGTGTGTTTGCTTATGGAGAATATAAAAAAGCCCACAGAACGCAAATAACGCAATTAAAAAGATAATATAGATTTTAATCTTTACATTCTTCAGGGTGGTAATGATACCAGATAGCTTTTCCACGAATAATAGCACCTCCATCTCCTTCTTCTTGTGGTAATGCAATTAAGTCCCAACGCATATCAGGGTCATTATCATAGATAGAATATCCATCAATAATTGCCCAGTCATTGTGTGTTTTAAAGTGTTCTTTATCAATTTCCCAACCTTTAGCATCAGCAATTGTTTTGACAATCATAGCCATTTTATTAACTTGTTCATCAGTTGGTGGAACAGTGCCCCATGTAACATTACCCTCTGTATCTACACTAGCATCTGCACAGCAAAGAATAGATACACCAATATTACCTGTATTACGATGCCATGTATGTTTACCTGCTACATCAAAACTATTAAAGTCAGACCATACACGACCATCACCTAGGATGTTTAAGTGGTAGTAGGGGGACGTATTTTCATACGAACCCCCACTCCAATGTAAAGTAACTTTATCCGCATTACAGTGTGCGGCTAAATACGCAATATCATTTAATGTGTAAAATGCCATTATTCTTCCTCCAATCCATCATACATACCGTCAACAAATGTATTATAAACATTAGCTTGTTCCTTAACCTTGTCAGCTTCTACAGAAGATTTCTTAGGTAGGTATTTATTAGCCTTGTCAATAGCAGACATTTGTTTTAAGTCTCTAGCATCTTTAAGTTGTTTACCAGTAACACCAAAGTCTTTAAGACGTTTACGATTTTCATCAGAAGGGTCTCTCAAGAAATCATTGATTGCTTGTTTTTTCCCTTCTTTTAACTCTTGATTTGCCATAGTCAATCTATAAGCTAAATCATTTTCTACAGACTCACGTGCAGGTCTGAAGCCCATTAACTTCATCATGCGTTCAGCAGGTGTATAAGCACCTTTATCTTCAGCATTTTTCCAATCACGCATATTGCCTGTATACGCTTGGTATACGTTACCAAGTTGTGGGGATAATGAATGACCAACACCAGCAACTACATCTCTCCAATCATGGCTATTTCTAGCTACGTCAGCTAAGGAACCCCATGTAGATAATGTAGGACCTAATAAATCACTACCATTGCTTGGAGTTAAATCACCAAAACCTACGTTACGGCTAAAGTCTACACCGAACATAGATGGTGCACCCATCATAGCAAGTAAGGCAATTTTTTGTTTGGTTTGGTCATTACCAGCCCATTCATATGCAAGGTCTTTAGCACGGTCAGATAAACCTTTACCTGTCAACCATTTAAGCATATCATCGCCAGCACCCATGAATGGTAAGCCCATAAAACCAGCCATACCCATTGTGATGCCCATAAATCTGCCTAAACCTTTGTAGTCAATAGAACCATCATTACGTTTAAATGCTGTGAATAAGAATTCAGCTTCTTTAACACCGAACTTTTTAAATTGTAATAATGTTTTACCTAATGTACCAAATTGAGTAAACAATCTAGGGCTATCAATATCACTATAGTCAAAGTTTGTTTTTACAACAAAATCTTTTGCGTATTCCATAGCTTTACGATAACCTTCTGGGTCGTTTTTATTTGGTGCCATAGGGTCCATATTGTGGTCTTTACAGTATTTTTCGTATGCTACAATAGCGGCTACCTTACGTGTGTAAGAGTCGGCTTTCATGAAACCTTTCATAGATAAATCAAACGCTTTACCAACATTAATACCATGGACCTTTAATTTACGATAGTCTAAACCATCTGTAAAGAATTCAGATGCTTGGTTTGCATTTTCTTCATACACTTCAAGGTCATCAAATAACTTGCCGTATTTACCATCTTTACCACCACGTCCAGCTTCTTTCATTGCATAACGTAACTCAGGAGTAAAACCTGTTAAAGCGGCTACGTTAGCTAATGTACCAAACTGTGCAATAGCGGCTGTAGGTCTGAATACACCTAGTTTAAATACAGCCATTGCTTGCATATTACGGTTGAGTAATTTAGTAACCCAATTATCACCCATGTATTTAACCATGAAATTACCAATGTATGGTAACTCACGACCAATACGATTGAGGACTTTATCTACTTTATTAGGTGCACCAATTACACGTTGAATATAATCATGTACGATATCTTGTCGTGCATTTTTAGCACCAGTACCATTACGACCATATTGCTTTTCATAGTTTTCACCAAAAGCTTCTTCGTAATAGCGTGTAGCAAAGTCTAAGAATGGAGCATTACCTTGGTACTTCGCTTGTGTCATAGCATAATGATAAATAGCTGCTGTGTGGTCTTCGTGATGACCCATAACACCAGCACGTTTAAGATTATGTTTATTCCACATTTGAGCACCAGAACTACGATACAAGTATGCACTTACATTTTCATGTGTTAGAACGCCGTCTTTATCTTTCTTCAATAATTTTTCAAAGTTAGCTTGTGCCACTTCTTGTTGTAATTTACGAGGGTCAAGACCGATTTCTTTCATTCGTTCTTTGTTATTAATTAAGTTTTGGAAATCATCATAAGTCATAGACTTATCTTTTCCTTTTAAGAAATGGTCAATGAATTTCTTAGTCTCTGTATAATTACCTTGTACTTTATTGAATAATGCTGCGGCATCTTCAGTAGACATTTTCTCATATACTTTGTTTAAGTTTTCTTCTTCTTCTGTAAGATTGGAATAGTAACCTTCATAAGATTGAGAAGCATCTGCTTGATATCTATCACGATGAATTGTAGCATATGCTACACCCTTTTCAGGAGTTAAGCTATCAACAAACCTGTTAGCTTGATGTTCTGTATCAAAAGATGTTAGTACTGTATATTTTTTGCCATATGTTTTTGTTTCTGGGTTGTATCTTACTTCAATACGGTATACACCATAGCGTTTGTGTTCACGAGGAATATAACCCCATAAATCAGCAGACGGTTCTTTACCTCGTGCAACTTGGTTATCATTAACGTCTTTATGGATTTTATTAAGTGTATTACGTACACCTACATATGCATTCCATACGTTATCGCTATAACCTAATTGCTTAGCATACGCTTTAGACATATCAATCGCTACTTTATTAGCATTTGCTTTATCTTTGTATGCGGCAATATTATCTTTACTAGAGATAACTTGGTATACATCTTTAGACATACCAACATAAACATGATTACCCTTTTCACGTTCAGCTTTAACGAATTTACGCATACGTTTATCATCGCCCAAACCAAATTCTGTGAATTCATCGTTAGGTTTAATAATAGCGTATTTTAACTCTCCATTAATACGAACTGCAACTGGTTGTGCAAATTCACGACCACGTTTATCAATATCATCGAAGAGTTTATTAATTTGCTTGTCTTCGCCAGCTTTTTCGTCTAAGGATAAGAAATGTTTATCAAGGTCTGCGATATATTCTCTACGTTTATATCGTGCAGTACGTGCGGCAACATAAGCGGCTTTAATGATAGGTTTTAACTCTGGTACCAGTTTACGTGCTAATGAAGATGGGGATTGTAACATTTTACGGAACCATGCAAAAGATATACCATCTTCAGATGGGTTAATACGTTCAATGATACCACCACCGTGTTCCATAATATCAGCAAGTAACTTTTGTTCTGCTTGGTCAATTCTATCATTTGCTCTAATAGCATAATCAATATTTTGTTTCATTGAATTCAAAACATCTTCTGGCTTATTATTTTCTCTATTTAATTTAGTTAGTTCTCTTTCTCTCTCGACTTGTCTCATATCGCTCAATGCGTTTCTGAAATGTTCTTTGACTGTATGACTAGAGAATAGTTTAGGACCGCCATAAGACATCATTTCATTCATAAACTTATAAGCATCATAACCACCAACAAGTTTTGCAGGTATTTCAGGAACAGTCATTGCCGCTACAAGTATTTTGATTTCAGCTGGAACAGGAGTGTCCATAAGCTCGTCAGCATACTCAAATGGTTCATATGCTTTCATATTAGCCATTGATGCCACCTTATAGACATGTGTAGGTGTTATTTTTTGTTCTTGTAGAATGGCATTAGCTCTTTGAATAAGTCGTCTACTTCTTTCTCGCTGTGCATTTTCTCCAACTGGGATATTATTTTCCCTACTTCTAGCTTTGAGGAAATCTGGAACTGTTTTGCCTTCACTTGTATCAGAGAGAGCATCACTGATAGCGATTGATGCACTTCCAAGGATTTTCGAGGCATTGTTAAGAGCGTTTTCAATATCTTTCTTTGAGTGCTCTCCGCTAAATGTAAGTATTTCACTTGGTTCAGAAGCTCTGTATATTTGTCCTGCAAGTCCTTCATCGTATTCCAATTCCTTTCTTAATGTTCTAAGTGCTTCATTTACATTTGGTGCAATTTCTCCCACTCCAGTATAGTGTGTTGCACTATGTAATAATTCGTGTAAAAATACTTCGCCATCAGGTGTAATTGCATCTTTTGTCATATACAATCGTTTAGTTGATGGCATATAAAAACCGTCAAATGTATAATCAAGTGAGTCCATGTCAAACATTCTATCTGCAACATATATCTCTAAATCAGGGTGATTTTTGAGATATTGCAATACAGCAACATATGCTTCACGGTCTCCGTCAAGTTGATGCATAATAGATTGTAAGATTGTTTTTATTTCACCATTTGATAGTTTACCAAGCCCTTCGCTTCTATCTGCAACTTTGCTCAAAATATCCATTTCAATAGGACCTGGTTCATGGAATTTAGTATGTTTACTATTCGGTACTTTCTTATCACCTGTTTTTGACATTTGAATATCATTTTTAATAGGTACTAAAGTATATGTATCATCGTTAGAAATAAGTTCAAAACCAGCAGTTTTCCATGCCTGTTTAGCTTCTGTTTGTAACGCTTTACGACCTGCTTCGTCAAGATTTGCATTGTCTAAGATAACATGACCGTGTTGTCTAACTACACCACCTAATGTATTCCAAGCGGCTTGTGCAATATAAGCACTGTTGTTAAATACAGTTTCAGGTATATACGATGCTGTAAACTTAACGGTGTTACCCTCTTCCATCATTTCGTCATTAACGAGAATACCCATATCAGATAGGTAATAATCTAACGCTTCTTTGAATGTTTCAACATCTACATCTTTAGGGATAGGTGCTTCTACATTGAAATCATCATCAAGTTTAATATCCATCTTGATATTAGTATCATATGTACCACCTTGCTCATCAGGAATAGAAGCATTTAATACGCCATTAACATAGTTACCTAAACGCAATGCAGATTGAATTTGGTTTTTAGTTTTAGCATCTTTCATGCGTTCTTCTTGAATTTTACCATCTTTAGAAATACGGTCAGACATTACAGCTGGCACAATTTTCTTAACATCAGCATATACACGTTTAGCTAATGGACTGTTCATGCTACTAAAATCAGATGCACCTTCTGGGAATAGTTTTTTAGCTGCTACTTTACCAGATAAACTTTTATATTTATTGTTATTTCTGTAAACAGGGTACATTTGAATAGCACGGTTTACAAAACGACCTAACAAATGATTACCATTCTTGTCGTCTAATTCTTCCATAAGCTGTTCCATGCCAATAGTTTTGATACGTGTGGAAGCCTTTTGCATTGCTTGTAAAATGATAGCATTACGTGTTTTGTCAAAATCTCTGGTGTTAGTTACTTCTGTTAGATTGTAATCTTTTAAGAACCATTTTTCTAGGTTTGCATCGAAGTGATTTGGTTTATCAATGAAAGAGCTTAATATTGTTTGAGGAATTTTAACTTCGCCATTGCGGATAGCCTTCATCAACTCTGTTACGTTAGATACTTTATATTTAGGAACGTCTTTAAAGATACTATTCCAACTGTCCACAAACGCTGGAGCTTGTCGTACTAAATGGTTACGTTTAGCAATAATACCATTATAAATACGTTTATATTCACGTAAAGACATAAATGGATGTTCTTTCATGTATCGAATATCTTTTGCAATACTCTCAAATGTGTCATTATGTTTAGATACAACGTCTTCTGGTTTTTGAATATCATCACTTAAATCAATATCGCCAGTATCTTCATTAGCTTGACGAAGAACATACTCTCTGTATTTTTGTTTTTGTTCTTTACCATACTTGGTTTCCATCGGAATAGCATCAATAGCCTGTTTAGCTACTTCTTCGTTCATTTGACCGAATTGTTGAAGCGTAGATTTTAATTTCGCCAACTTGTCAATATCACGCATTTTAGCTTTTTGTTCTTCTGTAGTTACGTCAATTGTACGAGATTTAGAAGGAGCTTTCTTTGCTTTCTTAGGTTTTGGCTGAGCAGGATTTAATGCTTTACGTTCTTCATATGGAGTAACAATAGGTTCTCTATTTTCACCTGTAGGATTATCATGGTCAATAGTTTGGGTGTAATCCTTTACCTCACGTGCTTTCCATTCAGAATTAGGTTTACGAACCATTACATTATAATTACCAACCTTGCCACCAAGAATATCTCCTTTTTGTGCACGGTATTGCAAAGCATCAAGTGTTTGTTTAAACTTAGGTTTATGTTCTCTACTAGTGTGAGATAATCTTCGCTGAATTTCTAGTAAGCCTTCATCGGTTACTCTATCACTGTTAAGGTAATCAGCCATTTCTTTATCAGCGGCGGCGAAGTTACCTTCAGATACAGCTACTTGTTTATTATTAACAAACTTTTGTGCATCTTGTGGTTTACGTTCTGCTAATTGAGCGTTAGCTCTACGTGTTTCTTCTTTAGCACGTTTAGCTTCAGCAATATTATCTTGTAACATACGGCGTTCTTGTGTAGATAAGATTTTACGTACATTCTCAAATTGAGGACCAGTTACATCAAAACCATTAACACCCATTGTCACTAAATGTTTGCTTAATTGTTGTGCTAAGTTACGTTTAGCTGGTAAGTAGTCAGGGCTATCTTTAGGAGGTAATGTACTAATTACATTCTCAACCTGTTTAGCCATATCACGGTTTTGAATATAGCTTTGTACATTTTGAGGAGTACGCTCTTGATTATCCATATGCTTGGCATATTCTGTGATATTTTTTAGCTCTTCTGTTGAGTAATCATTAGCAGGTTTAATACCAGCTTTAGCTAAATAGTTACGAATATTCTTAGATTGTTCTTGCTTCTTAGGGTCAGCACTACGTGCATCTTTCTTACGTGCTTCCATAGCATTATGCACACGATAAGCTGCATCTTGTGCTTTATATGGATTATCTTTATATTCATTTTCAAAGAATGTTTTATTAGGTGAATTAGCATATCTATCTTCGTTATATGCTTGACGATGTTCAGCAACAGCACGAATTTGGTCGTTATACGCATTATTCTTTTCTGTATCTGCAATACGACGCTCTACTTCACGAACAGATGTTTTATCTGGATTTTCACGTTCTAAGTTAGCACGTTCTGCATCAGTTAGTGTTACGCCAAGTCTATCAGCTTTATCTGCTAAACTTTCTTCTTGTGGTGCTTCATTTGTGTCTTCAATCGTCTCAGTATTATTTGCACCCACCATATCATTGTATAAATTACGAGAGACTAATCGTGCAGATTTTGGTTCTAAACCAGCGTTAACAAAGTTTTCTTCAAACATACGTGGAGAAAGTTGGTCAGCAGGTTTACCCCCATGTAATTCCATGATGTTCGCACGCTCATCTTGAAGTTTATTCATCATTTCAGCATAATCTTCAGGTGGACGATTATTGAGTGCCTTATTAACAGCAGTTGCAAAGCCACTTTCTTCCATCATAGGAGAGTAAGAAGCATTAGAAATATCGTCAATTTCTACATTACCAAGTGGTGTTTCGTTAATAATATCAGGAGTTTCAGTTACATCAGATGCAATATCAATACCAGCGTCAGCCATTGGTGTATTATTTACTGCGATAGGAGGTTGTGTACCATCATTGATAATATCATTATCAGCTGTTAAACCAGCCATTTCATCTGCTTTGTTAAGTGCTTTATTGCCTAAATGTCTAGCCATACCACCAGCATTACCAACTACCATAGACACGTTAAATGCATCTTTAGCGGCAGACCACATATCATCAGTCCATGTGCTAGGGTCAAGCATAGATACTTGGTCATAGCCTTCTTGACCTTTAATACGACCTTCAATGGCTTGTTGCCATGCTTCTGTATAGCCTTCTAGGGAACTATTTGTAGCCTCTTTTAAAATACTTTTAGCTAATAATTTACCACCATCTTTAGCAAATGCACTAGCAAGCATACCAACTTTACCAGAAACATTTAGTCTATCGCCAAGATAATCTAGTGCGGCAGGAGCCCAACCTTGATTTAAAGATTGTTCAAATGCACTGCCTGCTGTGTCTGTATCATAACCAGCAAATCTGTAATCATTATAAATAGAACCAGCATTTTGTAAGTTTTCTAAGCCAGCACCAGTTGCAATTTCAGTACCGTATTTAGCTACTTTACCTAAACCTGTTGCAACACCGCCAGCTAAACCTTCGCTTAACCCAGCTCTACCTAATAAGCCACCTATTTTACCAGCATTAACAGCACCGCCAGCCATACCGCCTGTACGCATAGCCATGGCAACTTGTGGAGCTGTATTACCAAGGAAGTTACCAATTTGAGCTGACCAATAATGAGGATTTGTTACTTGGTCTCCCCATGATAAATCAGCGGTATCTCCCATTGTGCTACGATAAGCAGACAGATTAGCATAAAATTTTGCTTTGTCTTCGGCTTGCCCTCTTAACCATTGTGCTGTATCTCCATCAATGTTAGAAAGTCCGTATGAAACGGACCCTAACATATCAGAACCTAGTCTGTCAATACCAGAACTAAAGTTGCCTAGTGTTTCGTCAAGGATGCCACTATAGCTGGCTTTACCCATATAGTCAGAACCATATTGGGCTAAGTTATTTTCATATGCGGCTTGAGCATTTGCATTAGCTAATCCGTCTGTCCATCTTGCCATATATTAAACTCCTTTATCCTGTATAAGCTGTTTGTTTTTCTGTACCCCATGCTTTTGTTTTTGCATCTTGGTCATATTTTTGCCATCCTAATACTTTAGATATTGCATCTTGTCCTTCTACTGTATTAGCATATGGAGCCAGTTTATCGATAATACTTTGTGTTGTATTTGCTACAGAACCTTTCCAACCATCATAAGATGTTTTAGACCAGTCTGCATCAGAAGCGGCACTAAAATCTTCTTGACCAGCTGCTAAAATTTTACCAACATTATTTTGTTGTGCGATAGTTAAATGTGGTTGACCATCAGGACCAAGATAAGAACCATCTGGTAATTTGGAACCGGCGGCACCACTTCTACGCATACCAGCAACAGCAATAGCCTGTGCCATTTTTGCATCTTGCAATTCTTTTTGTTGTTTGAATTGCATATTCATAAGTTCTTTCTTTTGAGCAAATGCAGTAGCTTGGTCATCAAGTGCTTGTTGACGTTTCATGTTTAACATAGCCATTTGATTATTACTCATATATCTATCAGCCATAGGGTCTAAACGAACACCTAATGCTTGACCAAGACTAGCTAACATTTTACTATTAGAACTATTATGGCTATCAGCAATCATTTGTGCTAACTGACCAGCGTTAGTTAATTTTTGTTGGTTATTAGCTGTATTAGCAGAAGATACCGCTTGATTTACTAAGGCTTTCATTTGGTCTGCATTATTTCTACTTAATGCTGTACCCATTTCTCCAAAGTAAGATGAATTACGTAAGCCAGCAATACGACCTGCTTGTGTAGCACGTGCGGCTTCTACTTCAGGACTTGCTACTTGGTAATTCATAAGTTGGTTGATTTTTGTCCAGTCTAACTTTTCATTTGGGTCATCGAACGCAAAGTTTTGTGCTTGTGGATTGTTATTTTGATACCGTGTCATAGACGTTGGAGAACCAGCTTGTGAAAAAGCATCACGAGCTGCTTTTTGTCTAGGGTATAAGTCTGTATCAGCACTACGTTCAAAGTTATCATGGAACCACACAGCTGCTTGCTCAGGGGTTTCAAAACTGTTCATGGTGTTAATACCCTCTGGACCAAGCTCTTTTAACATATACTGGAATTGTGCTTCTGGACTGCCAGAAGAAATGCCTAAAGACTTAGCAAAATCTGCTAAGCCTTGTTGTCTATCAGCACTTGTATATTGGAAAATACCATAGCCATGTGTACCATTAACTGGAATTTCGTTTGCATGACCGCCACCTTCGATAATAGTAGGGTCCATATTGGACTCCATCATACCATTACCTATGATACCAGCGGCGGCTACAGGAGTTAAACCATACCCCTGTAATAATCCCATATAATCAGCCATAGTACCTCCTATTTAATGTTTTGTGTTAAGCCACCGTATGCTTGCCAGTAATTAGGGAAATCTTGATAATTTTGGTCATGTACTCGTAAACCTTGATTAGCTTGACCATAACCTTTTATGTAATCAATAGCACCAGCATTATTTGTAAGTGCACCACCGATTGTATCGGCGTTTAAACCAAATGCATTACGATAACCACGACCAGCTAAATCAGCTTGAATATTCATAGCTTGGTTTTGTAAATTTTTATTAGTTGCATATTCAGGGTTTTGATATAAACCTTGAAGATTTGTTAAGCCAGATGTAAAACCTTGTTGACGTGCTAATTCTTCTTTTTGAGCTTGATTATTAGCTTCACGAAGAGCACCACGGTCAAGTCGGTTATTAAACATCATACCTCCGATAATACCAGCTAAATTACCTAATTGAGTTTGCCAGTCATTATCTTTAACTTGAATTACTTGCATTTATGCCTCCTAGAACGACTCTGCGTAAATACCTTCTGCTAAGAACATATTATCGTCAGTGTCTAATACTAATTCAAATACTTCTTCTTTGTCTTCAGTATCAAGAATGAATTCAATACGCTCAAATCCATCTTTAGTTTCAACCTTATCACCTTCGGATAATTCAGATAATTCTTTACGCCCATCAGGTGTGTTAAATACTTCTGTGCTAGTTGTACGAAGTTTATGGTTGTGAGTAACAAGTAAGAAGATGTGTTGCATACCCATGTTTCTATTTTCAGAAACAGTAGCTTCACCATGACGTGTTTTAACTTTATCGCCTTCTTGAATAGAGCCAATAGCTTGTTCACTACCATCAGCCATTTCAACCATTACATAAGATGGGAAACATGCGATAATAGAACCAGCTAAGGATAATGCACCGCCTAAGAAACCACCGCTAGAAGATTGTGTAGCGAATGTTCTACCGTTGTTTAATTGACCTTGTGTTTGTAATGCTTGGTTTGTAGCTTGGTTTTGACCTTGTGCTAATGCCAAGGAATTTTGTACAGGAGCAAAGGATGCTTGATGTGCTTTCTGTGCGTAATCAATAGGAGTAGATGCATATTTCATACGTTGGTCCATTAAGCCAGCTGCTGTTTTCAAGTTGTTATCGTAATCTTGAGACATTTGAGATGCAAAGTTTTTCTGCATATCATTTGTAGTTGTATTAAATCTGGAACTGTCAACAACACCACGTTGTGCCAAACTAGCTAAATTTTTACCCATTGTATTTTCATACATACGGTTAAAGTAGTTTTGCTTAGCGTTAGCAAATACGTCTGGTAAAATGCCTTGGCTAAGAGGGGTGAATTCACTCTTAATTTGTTGCATTTCTGCTGTTTGGTCATTATATAATTTTTGCCAATCAGGTGTTACGATATTGCTAATATTATTTGTGCCGTAATTTACAAGTGCGTCAATACTTGGTTGAATGGAATTTAAGTATCGACCTTGCATCGCAATTAACTGGCGTTCTTCAGGTGTTAGTTGGCGTTCATGGATAGTTGTTTTAGACTTACCCATTTATACCTCCTTTGTAAAGTAGTAATATGTACCGTTTTCGTTGGTACGTTCTTCGTATTCACATTTAACTAATCTAGCATACGCTTTAGGATTACGAGTATCAGTATATGATGCCACACGTTTTAACCCTAATTTTTTAGCCATTGCATGAATATGTTTCCATCCCTCAACCAGAGGGACACCGCATCCAATATCAATCTCTAGTGTATCACCAATAATACCAAAGGTTAAGAATGAACCGTCTTCTCTTAACCAAACTAAAGGATGGAATAGGTAATCCCAATCATCAAGGTAACTACGACCAACACGGTGTTGATATTCGTCAATATGTTTTTGTATATCAGCTGTAAGGGCTGTCGCCATTTTTATGAGCTCCTTTCAAGAAGTCATTCTGGTCTCTACCCTTTCGACGCCTTGCTGATTTTCTCCTTCCTCTTGTTGCTGAGGAGTCACTTACCATACTTTCTCTTTCTAACACTATATCAAAAGAGATATATTTGAAGATAATAGGGTCATCTGTTTCAAATCTAAACCTCAAAATTGGGGCAAGAATTTGTGTTTTAAATTCACCTTGTAATTCTTTAGTGGTCCATTTGTGTGTTAATTGTACATCATTGATATAAATATATCCACGACCATCATTTTCTTCAGATTGAATGTCGATGTAAGTTCTATATGCATTAAGGTTATGAGTATCTCTCATTTCCTTAGATTGAATAAGTTGATGAATGGAGTAACCATTGTCAGTTGTATATTTAAAATCAAATTCGTAAATTGCACCGTGAGTGTCGTCTGTATTCATGGCTACCAATACATGATATTGGTTTTCACAAATTGATGTAACATTGTAAGGAAAAATCCATTTAGTATATCCACCAGTCCAATAGTGATATACAAACATTTCACGCCCACAAGAGCCACTTACTACCATTTGTTTTGTCCTTCGCAAGTCGGATATAAATGGTTTCGTAACATTGTTTTTAAGTTCTGGGTTTATATTATCGCCAATATCCATAACATTAAAGTTAGCATACACTTGAGAACTTTTAACGGATTTTAAGCCACGAGTGGAAACAAATACAATATCAGAGTTAATATTATCACAAGCGTGTCTACTTACTACATCAGAATTATTGGCTAGTAACGTAATAGACCATTCTTCTGGTTCGTTTTGAACGTCGTAAATATAGCCATTACTTTTGAATACTAATACATCAGAAGCTAATTCAGCTACAGCAATAATATCACCACCATCACCATAACCAACATTAACATCTTTACGTGCAGAAGCATCATTGCTATTTTCATTCCAACTATTCACATCACCAATAGCTGAATATATTAATAAATCGGAGCCAGTTTTAGCTACAACTACACGAGACGAACGTGTAAATACAATATCGCAATTAGGACTACCGTCAATTGTGTTAAGTGTTTGATAATTATATTCTTGCAACTTAGAACCACTTGCAATAAGTAAAGAGCCTTTCCATTTACAACAAGAAGGGCGTTCCGCATCTCCATTGATTTTACCAATTAATACTGGTTGTTTACCAAATTCATATCTGTATACCTCTTTGTTTTTAAGGAATACAAAAAAATCATTCATTTCGTAATCATTGTATACATGTGTAACAGGAGAATTGAAAGAAGCTAGAGGGGTACTTAGACCCCTCCGTGTTCTTAACTTACTACCTACTACATCGAATTCCATGTTTTCTAGGCGAACAACTTCATTATCTTTGATAAACTCAGGAGACTTGGCAATATTCATGCCACCTGTCAAATCATCTAATTTAACAGTGACAATTTTTTTAGTTTTGCCACGTTTTTGAGCCATTATAACATACCTGCCGCTTTAGCCTCTGCGATTGTAATAGGGGAGCCATCAGAATGCATAGCAATACCTAAATATGCATTTGGGTCTTTTTTAAGCTCTTTAATTTTATTAACAAGAGCAGCGTCGGTTTGACTTGTAGAACCTGTTGTGGAAATAATAAATTTCTCACCTAATTTCCCTTCGGTATCAGAATAGTGGAATACCAAGTTGTTATTATCAAACTCTAACACGGCACCATTACCGCCTCCATCTAACGCAATAGTTTCAGCGAATACGTTTCTTGCGAGCTTAACAGGAATAGTTTCAATGATTGAGCCATTTTTGTTCAATGTCAAAATAGCATCAACCATGTTGTAGCCAAGTACTGTGTTAAGTTTATCAAAAATCGCTGGTCGAGATTGATATGTTTGGAAGCCATTATAGCGACCATAGAATGTTGCCCCTGTATTATTAAAGTCTGTTACACTTACAATTTGTCTTAAATCTTTATTATCAATGTCAGGGTTAAATATATCTTGAACTAACCAGTACACTGTATTAGTATTATCATGTGGGTTAACAGTTTTATTATCCTTAATTGGCATGGTAATAGTATGTTCTTGACCATTAGTGGTATATGTAATATTCACAGAACCACTAGTGTTGTCGGCTTCGATTGGAGTTATACTTAATTGCAAACGTTGATAATTGATATGACCACGTGTTTGATAATCAACATTAATTGGTCGTGTTACGTGGTCAGCTTTCTGTGTAATTCGACCTTTATATGGACCGTCTGCGATTTTCACATTTGTGATGTCGTATAAAGAATATATTACTGCACTGTTATCGGAAACAACTTCAAATGCCACATCAATTTTACCAACACCCTCCATATCGTCGTTCCTCCCTTTGCGGAAGATATTTGTAGTTCCTAAGCTATTCAACAAATTTTGGTATTGTTTACCGCTAGGACCAGCTTGAATAGATTTGATTTCACTGGCGAAGTTAGAAAATCTACCAGCAGAAGAAATACCTTTTTCACGAATTGCATTAGCAATCGCATTTTTGGTGTTGTTCAACTCATTAAAAGAAATGATTACACTTTGAATATCCATAATACCCCCTATTGATTTAATCTATCTACGGCTTCTTTAAGAGCCGTTAAGTCCGCTTCATATTTAGCTTTAGTAATGAATTGGTCTGTACTAGGTTTTAAGCTATCTATGAACTGTCGTTCAGTTCCTGTATTACCTAGGTCTAGCCATGATTGATAAGCACTCTTGCCATCGGTACCTTTAGGACCAGTATCACCTCTATCACCTTTAGGTCCTTTAATATTACCTAATTTAACTCTTGGCATTACTGACCTCCTTCCCAGAAACCAACAATATCTAAAATATAGCGTTTGTTATTACCTACAACACCCCAACCTTTAATATTACGAGAGTTAGGTTCAACATAAACGCTATTATTGTTTGCATCAACTGATACTTCTAATAACCGTTTAGGAACAGGGGAATTAGTAGGTAATGTACATAATACTTCACCCCTACCAGAACCACCTGCTGGAACTACTTTCATATCTAAATGCAATTTACCGAAGCCTGTAGCAGGATTAAATTCAAGGTAGCCTCTACCATTACCAGGTGCTCCTGCTTGTGCAATACCCCACACAACATCGTATGTTTTAATTACACTCGTATTTACGGCATTAGATGTAGCAGGATTACTAGGTGCAAGATTAGAATAAGCAATATCTACAAACAAATCACCATTTTCAGCTAGTGTAAATGTTAATTCCGGTTGCGTACCATTGTCGCCTTTCTCACCTTTTGGACCAACTGGACCAGTTAAACCTTGTGGTCCTCTTTCACCTGCATCTCCTTTAGGTCCTGCAATACCTTGTTGTCCTTGTGGACCCATATCACCTTTTGGTCCTCGTTCGCCAGTTTCACCCTTAGGTCCGATATTACCCTGTGGTCCTTGTGGTCCCACATTACCTTGTAAACCTTGTGGACCATCTACACCTCTAGGACCTTGAGGACCAGTTGGACCTATCGGACCTTGAGGACCAATATCACCTTTGTCGCCTTTAAGACCAGACATAGTGATTAGGTATTCCATTACTCCGCCATTTTTAACAAATACCTTGCCATTATCGGCATCGTTGGAGCGAACCATCACTAAGCTATGTTCAGCAAATGTAGCAACATTATTGTTCACAGATGCTACAGATGGTTGAATGGAGCTGATTTTGAAAGGTTCCCCTCGTTCACCTCTCGGACCTTGTAAACCAGTAGGACCGATTGGACCAATAGGACCACGCTCGCCTTGAATACCACGTGGACCTTGAGGACCTGCCTCTCCACGAGGACCTTGAATACCTTGTAATCCTTGTGGACCTATAGGACCAGCATCACCTTGCTCACCTTTAGGACCAGCTTGTCCTCGTTCACCATCATTGCCTTTGGGTCCGATAGGACCTGCGGGACCGATAGGACCAGTTAAACCTTGCGGACCTATATCGCCTTTAGGACCCGCTTGACCATCATCACCCTTTGGACCAAAAGGACCTTGAGGACCAATATCACCTTTGGGTCCTCTTTCTCCAGTGTCGCCTTTGTCACCTTTAGGTCCTTTTAGTCTTTCTAATTGCTCTGGTGTAAAGTCTTCAAACTTAAAGTCTTTACCATTTTTGCCATCTTTCCCATCACGATTATGATTAATCGTAACACTAGGAGAAGTGGCTTGTATAATTTTAATAATTTTGTCAGCCATGTATACCTCCTAGTGGAAAGAAATACCAGGGCTTACAATAAACTTGCCCTGAACAATACGTTCTTTGCGACCGTTTGTATTAATTTGCTGAACATCGTAATAATACGAATTGGTTTCCGCATAATATTCACCGTCAGTATCAATATTACCAGTAACCTCAGAAGAGAAATTAATGTCTAATACACCTTTCGTAGCGTCACGTATAATACATTCTGCCTCAGCAATAGTGTCTTTAGACTCAGCTGTTTCTCTTACTTTACAAACAAACTGATATCCAGTAATGTCAATTGGTTGATTTTGACCATCGCTAACTATCATCTGCAAGGAAAAATCATCACCTTGATTGACGGTAATGTCATATACTGGAACTGTAGATTTGAATTTTGCCACTACTCAGCACCAGACCTTTCTTTGTAGCTTCCTACCTCAGAATTGTATTTAGAATTGATTAATTTATTAGCAACTTGTGTCATAGGACCACCACCTGCTGCCATCGTAGCAAGTGTTTCGTAATGGTCCCATCTAGCATCAAAGAATACCAAGTAAATTGTAACACCAATAAATAGCAATACAAACAAGACAGAAATTGTACGAGTGAGGGATAAACCCCCATTCTCATACATTAACATTTCAAAAATACGCTTCAATTTTTTATCACCTCTTTGGTTTCCTTAATAAATTCACGTAACTCTTTAAACCATTTAAAGGCTTCTGCGTCTAATTCATTTAATTTTTCGATAATAGATACAATCTCACATAACATCGGTGCTAACATAAATAGCATTGATAAAAGTGCATCTATTCTAAATCCCATAACAGGAACATCAGGCAATGACCATGCTGTAGCTGCTAGAGTGAAGAAAATAGGATATTCAAAAGATACCTTAGAAAATAAAGATTTACGGAATGCTTTACTAACCAAAAATCTTTTCTTTGTCCCATTTGAGAGAGTAACAGTTCCCCAGCCAAGGAATAATGCTTTAAACATATTCCATGCGGTACATTCTTTACCAACTGCCTTGTTATATTCAACAAGTTCAATAACAAACCGTAATGCAATATCTATTAATAATAGAATTGTTACAGCTAAAATACAGAAAATAATATCGTACACAGCATTATCTGGTGCACTATGATATAAGTAGGAAAGAATGCTATCCCTTGGTGGTGGCAGCATTATTTCAATCATTTAACCTCCTTAGACAGTATGAGTTAATTTGTCAGTTAAGAAGTTGTATTCGTAATAAATGCCAGCTTGAGCCATTACTAATTCCGAACCATTAACTTGAATGCCTTGTGTACCACCTGTGGCAATATTGAAAAATTCAAATGTACCAACTTGGTCACTATTAGTATCAAAAATACTGGACTTATTAACTAAAATATGAATTTTACTAGCAAGTTCAGCAAATCTATACATATTAACTTGAGAAGGTAATGCCTTACCGCTAATACCAGTTAAATCAAATTCGATGAATGGCACATTCTTGCTAGATGCAGCAGTGTCAATAATTTCTTCGTAATCAGAGAAAATTAGTAATTCTGTATCAGGAGCAAGATGTGTAACTTTAATTTTTATCCCATTAGCGAATTTTGTAACAGTTGCTTTAGTACCAGAGGCTAATACAACTTCATCTCGTGAAATACTATTACCAAAATCATAAAGAGGTATTTCTGCAACCCCAAGCTCAATAGTTTGAGAGTCAACCAAACGATTACTTAAATCGAAATATTTCACCAATAAAATACTAGCTGTTAAAGGGATATTATATCTAATGTTATTAGACATAAACTCCATCTTTTCGCCGTCGTTGATTGAAATTTTATAATGCGGTTGACCATAAAAATCAATGAATGTTTCATTCCGTTTTGGTTTTCTGTATCGTAGTGGTTCAATAGATGGGTTGAGATAACCACTCAATAATATTATAATGGAACTTAATACAGTATCAACCTTTTCATCTGGAAGATAAATATTTTTATCTAATAGTAATTTTGCAGTATTTGGTATAGATACCTCATCCCCTTGTGGTCCTTGTGGTCCTTGTGGTCCACGTTCGCCTTTAAGACCTTGCTCTCCTTTTGGACCAATATCACCTTTGGGACCTCGAATATTATCTTTTAGCATGTCAATAACTTGAGCAAATGTGTCTTTGTCAAGTTTAATAATTAAAGAATTATCAGCCATATATCCTCCTATTTTTTAGCAATTACTAAAACAAATAATTCGCCGTATGTGTAAATATCTTCTGACCAATCATTGCCATTATCGTTACCACTTGTGTAAGTTTTTATGCTATGACTCTCAACTACAGCTTGACGTATATTCTTTAATCCGACAGTTGTACCTAGATTTTTATCTTGTACCATATACAAGTCACATGACCCTTGGAAGCGTTGTTTCTGCCTCCGCATTTCGTCTCTATTTATTCGCACTTGTGTCCTGCCTTCGATTTTGTATCCATCGTTTGAGTATTGTGATGCTCTATATATTTCCGTCTGTACAAAGCCGACAGGCACAAATACACATTGAGACTCTGTAAATCCATCGGGTATAGGACACCACTCGCCGTGTTTAATTTTATAGGTACGAACATCAAGGTTTTTTAAATGGAAACCAGCTTGGTAGATTGAGTCAGCTGATATTTTTGACCCAGTAATATTTGCACCTATAATGTTTCCCTCTGGGTCGATGGTAAATGAGTTTTTAGAATTTTTAAATGTGCCACCAGTAATGGAGCCACCATTAAGATTACCCACATTAGCCGTTATGGCATCTAGCCTGTTTACATTCATCTTAGATGCATCTACAGAGCCAGCTTTAATTTTACTAGCATCAACAGCATTGGTTTGTATTTTGTCACCGCTGATACTATTACCAGCTATTTTATCACCTGTAATTGCATTGGCAACTACTTTGTCACCTGTTACAGAGCCAGATTTAATCTTCTCTGCCGTTACAGCATCAGTAGCAATTTGTGTAGCTGTCACAGAACCAGCTTTAATCTTATCTGCTGTAATAGCATTAGCGGCAATCTTATTGCCAGTAACTGCATTAGCTACAAGTTTATCGGTACTAATTGCACCATCAGCAATTTTAGTACCTACGACAGCGTTATCTCCGATATACTTAGATACGATTACACCATTGTCAAATACTGTTTGACCAGTAATATGAATATATTTACCAGAAATACTAACCGTATCTGGAGCTAAGTTAATACGAGACACAATCTCTTGACCAGTTAGTTTATCAACTCCTGCTTTAACTTTAACTTCGATACTATTAGCCACTTGCGTAATGCTAGTTTGTAGATTATTGAAATTGTTAGATACCGTAGAATTGATTGCATTTGCAGTAGCTGTTAATCTACTTTCAGCAGTATCTTTAGCATCTTTAACCTTGGCATCAATAATACCATTCATAGAAGTTAGTGATGTTTGTAGTCCACCAATCTTCTTGTCAATTTCTTTTCTGGCATTGTTAATATCTGTAATGCCTTGATTGATAGCATTGATACCCAACTTTTCTTTATTGAGCATTTCTATTGGTATTTCTTCAACAGTACTAATTGTTACTGGGTCAGACATTTCGCCATTACCAAAAATATCAACGTAACAAACCTTAACAGTGTAAGTGCCAGTAGAACAGAGGTAATTAAGACTGTTGTCCACCACAAAGTTTTCTTCATTATTAACATAGACAATAGCTCCTGTACAATCTTCTGGAATACTAGCAAATGTAATATTAAGACCTTCGATTACTGGCTTAACAACAAACTGTGTCGGTTTAGCTGGAACAGCTTTACTGTAGTTTACTTTAGCAGGGACAGAATAGGAATTGCCAACACCTTTATTATAAATATACCCAGTGCCAACACGTGAGTATGGCTTAGCTGTAGAGTGCCAATCAGTTGTTAAATCTAGTCTGTTATGAATTTCGCCAACATGTTCGTCTAAGCGTAATTCGGTCCATTGATAATCATTCTGTGGTTTCTGTTTCCAAGACCAGTAAGCACCACGCTTATCAAAGATTACTATTGCTTCATATGGAGCTTCAGGAACGTGAGTTTGCTCAGATACATAATAATACGTAATAGGGGCTCTAGCCTTTTCAGAAAGTGCATTACGAATATCTCTACCACGAATTACGAATTCATATTTCTTACCAATTTCTACGTTTGGTATTGTAAAGATATTTGTTTTACCTGTATCATAATGTTGATGTACCTGTTTATCAGCAAATTGGTCTACTGTATCGTGGAAATCACCCACTTTAACATCTATACTTACGCCTGCATATTGTTTGATAGGAGTGCTATCCCATTTAAGAATTAGAGATACACTACCATTAACTGAGCGTTCGTCTATGGTAATATTACGGACTTGTTCAGAAATGGTATCAGGGTTGTCAGCAATACCATTCCAAATTTTTGTAGCTTCATTGATTTGGTCTTCTAAAGAAGCCTTAATATCGTTTAAATACCCTTTGAGCAAGGAGATAAATTTACGACCATCACCATTTATCGTAGATGGTAGGTTGTTCTGTTTGTCCATTTATCCTCCTATAAATAATTAATAATAGCCTCCACAAAGTCTTGTTCTACTGTCATATCGAATTCATGATTGCTCATTGCGAATACGATAGTCAATTGAGCAAGGATATTAGGGAATGCTTCGTTTGTCCACGGCAATTCATCATTAACTGTACTTACGAATTTAGGTCGTCTATAATATCTCGCCGTGTATGGTAGTTCACCATAGCATTTAATCTTTTTGCCACTCTCAATTAATTGTAATGGAGCTTGATTTGTAGCTTTATACCAATCATCTGGAGTTGGTGTAATTTCATCTGTAAATGTATGGTCTCCAATTACTTCATAATAATTATTGTCAATGAGTACGTGCCACATAAAGTTAATCGCATCGTTAAAGTATGCAATCAATTCATCATCATCATACCCACTTTCAATACTATCAGATAAGCGGTTTCGTAATGCCGCTTTATTCATTAATTCTTTTACTGTCATATTACCTCCTAGCCTTGGTCAGCTGGTGTAGTATTGCTATTTTGTCCTTCTTTTTCAAGGGAAGGTTTAGCTTCATATAACAAGAATTGTAATAATTGTTTATTAAACATAACACGTTTGAATGGAATTTCGTCTTCCAAACTTTTAACGTGAGGCATCGCTACATAATAAACAATTTCAAGTTCCCCATCAAACTCTGGGTCAAGATGTTTCATAATAGGACCGTCAGTGCGGTATTCAAATTCAACAGGGAATTGACCTTGAAACGCAATGAAGTCATCAGGACGTTTAGTTTCCTGTGTACCATTCAATGTCATTTTCTTTGTAAGTTCTGGGTCGTTTTGATTGTATAATTCATAAGACAAGCGGTCGATAGCGTTATTTAAACAGTAAATCAACTCAATATCAGAGTATGCTGTTTTTTGCATATCGCCAAGGCGTTGTCTTGCTAAAATTAACATTTCTTTTACCTTCATTACGGCTCCTTATACATAGAACTGCATAGGTCGTTCGATAGGTCTACTAGCATCACTTGCTGTCATCTTTTTAATTTCATCAGCAATTAGTTTAGCCATGCCATCAGAACCACCAGTTTTATCAGGTTCTTTTCTTAATAACATTGTAGAGAAACGGACAAACATGTCAAATAAAATAGCAGGCAAGTCAATCTCGTCTGTTACATCTTCTACTTCATTAATAATACGATAGTATTTTAAAGTAGTTGGATTTTTTAGATAAATCTTATTACCCATGATTTCATATGTATCATTTGTATCTTCTTCAATGCTATCAAATTTACCAAAATCACTAGGTAGTTTAGCTACACCATTACTTGGTTTAATGTTTACCTTATTAGCGATGTAAGAACTTTCAACATTGATTAAAGACAAATTCACATATCGTAATACCGTATTAATGGCATCAATCAATTCGTTATTTGAATGTTGTCGATTATACGCTTCGTCCAAGTTGTATAAGATACTCTCAATAATGGACTGTACTCTAATCATTAAATACCCCCATATTTGGCTGTAGATTTAATAATTTTACCTGTATTTTCAGAGTAGATTGTATTAGTAGTACGGAATTCAGGGTTTTTAGCTAACCAGATATTGAGCCATTTAGCTGCTTCCACATTATCTTTACCTTGGCATTGTTGATATTGCATCAATTCAAAGTCTGTAGCAAATCTATGGCGTGGTATCATAGCAATCTTTTTAGCTTTACCATCATGAATTCTACCTTCCTCCATGCTGTCACGCATTCGTTTACATTCACGGAGCACTACACCTTCATCATACGTTTGTTTAATTTTCCATTCACCAGTTTTAGGGTCAACCTCTACTTGTGTTCCTAATCTCATAGTACCTCCTAAAAAAAATAGGGGAGGTCGCCCTCCCCATATTATGTATTATTTTTTGATGTTGTAAATGCGAGCGTTTGCAATAGGAGCTGTACATTCTAAAGTAGCATCACCAGTGATGTATTTAGATTTGTAAGTACCTTTACGCAAGCCATCTTCAACGTGGAATGGAATTAAGTAACCCAATTTCCAGTATTGTGCTTCGATTAAGTCAACTACGTCATCTGTGTACATACGGTGGGAAACCAAGTCAATACGACCGAAGTCTGTTTCCAATACATCTACAACTTCTACTAATTCTTTAGAAGTTTGTTCACGGTTTTTAGTAGTGCCTTGAGTGAAACCAGAGCATACACGTTTGTTTTTACCAGACATTACTGCGAAGTTAATGGAACCACCACGGGACCATGCTGCTTGCATAGCGTCATTGATAAGGTCAAATGTAAGAGCACCTGCACCTGCCGCAGATTTAGCATCAATAGCATTACCAGAAGTTAATTCTGTGGAGCCTGCATTGATAGCTGCTGCTGGTTTAACAGTATTAGGAGCTGTTGCAGTTGTTTCTTGTTCTGTTTCACAGATATTGAAAGTATTAGCATCAACTACTTTTACGAAGTATTGAGTGTTAGCTTTCAATTTAGTATCAAGAGTACCAGTTTTCGCACGGAACATAACAACGTCACCGTTTACGAATTTGTGGTTAGTCAATGTGAATACACCAGCTGTTGTTGCTGTAACTTCTTTGAAGTTTTCCAAGAAGTAAGGAATACCACCCATTTTACCAGCAATAGCATCATCACCCATAACTTTCGCTTTGTTGCGAACGATAGCATACTCAAGGTCACGACCAATTTCTTTAGTCGCTTTTACCATTTGGTAGCCCAATTCATCGGACACACCATATTTAGCGATTGCTTGAGTAGTATCAGTTACGGAGTAACCGTGTAAGAATTTTTGTACATAGTTGGACTCACGTTTACGTGGATTTGCTTTTTGAGAGTCGAAGTCAACGGCTTCTTGGTAAGCATTTTCCATAGCTGGACGTAAGGAGTCATTCAACCATGCATGTTCTGTAGATTTAACGGAAGTTTTGCCAAACTTGTTAGTTAAAAGCGTTTGGTCAGGGTCAATTGCTGTGACGAAATCAGTAACGTCTTCTTTCTTACCAACTACGGTAAAAGAGCGGACTGCTGTATCTTTATCTGCCAATGTTTTATACCTCTTTCAAAATTATAATCTGGTCAAGCCAGCTTGTTGGAATACTTTAACCAACTCATCGTTCGTCATACGACCTAAAGATTTAAAGTCAACTTGTTGTGTTGCGGACATAGGTGGTCGTTCAGAACTACCAGCACCTTCTAATACAGGCGGTTTTGGTTTGTTTGTTGGTTGTGGAATATTTGGTACCGTTTGTTGCGGTGTTTGTTGCTGATTATATTGTGCGTTCATCATGCCGTAATATTCATTACGAGCTGCTGTCATGAATTGTGCCACTGTATCAGCATCATAGTTATCTAAAGCATTTTGAATTTTTACTGCTTGTTGATAAGGCATGTTTTGCAACTTATATTGTGCATAACGGTCAATGTCATCAAAGTTAGGGTCTTGACGGAATTGGTTTACCACGTTTGTGAAATTCTTTTGAACAGCTTGTTGTTCATAAATTTGGGCTTTGATAGTGGCTACGCTATCTGCCAATGCCGCAATATGAACTGGGTTAAGTTCATCGAACTCAGTCCCTAAATGTTTTTCAACTTCACCTTTCGCAAACTCTGTTAATTTATTGTAATATTCCGCTTGTGTTACTTGTGGTTGTTGCGGCTCTTGTGCTTGTGGTTGTGCTTGAGGTTGTTGATATTGAGCATATTGTTGTTGTAGCTGACGGCGTTCATCAGCCAATGCTTGTGTCTTACGAGAATAATCAGCTTGTCGTTGATAACCGTTTAGTAATTCCTCAAGAGGAACTTGCATTTCTTGACCGTCAACTTTGACTGTATACATTTGTGGTTCTGGTGCTTTAGTTTCAGGTTCAGTTTCTGTAGGTTGTCCTTCTTCAGAGTCCTGCGTTTCTGGAGCAGGGTCTACTTCTTCATCTCCATCAAAAGAAAGCATTCGATTGCCATTAAAGAATACGTCTCCATTTTTATCAATGCCAAAATCAAAATCAGCAGGTGCAGTATCGCCACCTGTTTCAGCTACATCAGTAACTTTTGTTGGTTCAGTTTCCGTTGCAGGTACGTCTACTTCACCTTCTGCAAATGTTTGCAAATTAAATTCAAAATCCTTCATGTTTTCTCCTTTCACTCCCTAGCGGGTTGGTGAATGTTAATACAAATTATAAGCCATCTGCGACTGTCCAGCCACCAGCTTGTTGAGTACCGCTACCATTAAACAATCCACCGATTGTTTTATATAATGGTACTTTTCTCCAGTCAGTTTCTTCTGGTGCTTGGATAGAATAATCACCACTAAATTGTGGTTGTGGAGCTGGAGCTGGTGCACTTACTTCACTAGAATTGTCTGACGGTGCTTCATAATAACCACTATCAGGTTCGCTGTAAGAATAAGATGCCGCTCTAGCTTGTGCTACTCTAGCCGCTTCTGCTTCTGCTTCTCTACGTGAGCGTTCTTGCTCTGCTAAATATTCACGATATGGAGCACGGATAGCACCTTGACGATACAACTCTTCAATCTCTTGTGGGTGGAATTCAGTACGTGCTTTCATAGACGTAATATCATCAGCACCCCAACCAAGTTCTCCAAGTTTTTTGTCATCTGCCCATTGATAACCCATCTCTTTGGAAAATGGATTTTGTCGTGCCCATGCCATATCTTTAGGAATTGCATCCATACGTTGCTGAGCAATCTGTCCCATAGTTAATGGGGTATAGTTTCCTTCAGCTGCGTTACGGAACTTTTCCTCTAGAGCCTTACCTTGTTGCAAAATGTCATAAATAGCATTAGGGTTGGACAAGCCTTGATGGCTGGCTGCAAATTCCTTACTACCATCACTTTGGAATTTAGGTGCCATGCTCACAGATGTAAAATCTTGTGATGGCTTATACATGCCGTCTTTAGGGTAGCCTTGAGTAGCCTCATATTGAGCTTTCGCTTGATTAATTGGCTCTCTTTGCTTCATGAAATCTTGGTAGTTAGGAACAGCAGCTTGAACGCCAGCTTGTTTTGCCAACTGCTCTGCAATTGGAGCATAGCCCATACGTGGTGTCAAATCCATATGTGGTTGACTTGGAGTAGGGTTAGCTGTCATAACCTGATGCTGTGGCTTTGCACTAGGACTAGGCTTTGCATTTAGCAATGCTTGTTGCTCTGGTGTGAAGCTCTGCCTTTCACTATATTCATTATTTGTAGAACTTTCTCCTTTGTTTTGTGGCTGTGGAGTCACTTGTGTGAATGTTCCTGTGTTAATGTCATATTGAAAGGGCAACTTTTTGTTACTGTAAGAAATCTTCAATTTTACATATCCTTTCTTAAAATTGTTCTTAACCCTGAACAGGGAGATAATTGGACCACCTCCATCATACTACGCCATATACGAGTTCAGTCATCAAATTATCACCCCCAATCGTGGTTATTTTATTTATTCTGGATAAAAGCCTGTTTGACTGTTAAAAGCCTCAGCCTCCAAAATCGCTTTAAGGTCAGCTTCTGCCATATCACCATTGGCAACTACAGCAGTCAAGAAATCATTAAAAGCCTCCGATGCCACCAGAAGGTTCCTTTGGTGCTCCATTTCCTTGACGGGGCACGTTTTGAGGCGATTGATTATCAGTCCTTGATACGCCACCAACCAGTCCTTGAGCAAGGTTTGCACCGCCGAAGCTAAATCCCGTTCCTGCATTTCCGCTTGCAGGTGAGCCGTTGCTTTGGACAGCTCCGAATAATCCACTTTGTTCTGAACCATTGCCTTCGCCTCCAAATAATAATTGTAATTCAGGTGGTAACATTAATAAATATTGAGGTGGTAATACACCAAATGTCATGTACGCTTGTAGTGCTTCAGGTGGTAAGCTACTTAATACTTGTTGTTTAAGTTGCATGTCCATGATAGCACGTTGTTGTACAACCGCTGGGTCTGTAACATAATCATTGTAGTTTTTAAAGCCAGCACTTTCAATCCATTTCTTGAATAGATTGTAAATGTTTTGTGGTGTTACGATAGGAATGCCAGCTGCTTGTGTTTGCATTAAAGCTGTAAGCATTGTTTGCAATGTCATAATTGTAGACTCTTTAGTAGCGATACTGATACCAGCATTTACAACCAAGTCAAAATTACCATTAAGGTCGTCAGGGCTAATACGTAACTGTTTATTTGTTAGCCGAACCACAGTTTCTTGGTCTACAAATTTTTGGTTAAGGCTAACCATAAAACGAAACAGTTCCGATATCCCTGTCTCCGCAAACATACGAGCCACTAATTCTAATCGTTGTGCCGACTGTCCGAGGATTGCAGATATGCCCGTTGCGGTATTTGAAGTCAATGTCATAACATGACCGCAAGCATATAGTTCATCTTCTGCATCAACTGTTAAACAACGCATCGGTTCAATATCAATCTCTTCGATAGATACAATACGTTGTTGTTCCCATCTATCAGAAGATTTTGTTTTCCATCTATCAACCTTATATTGGATAGTAACAGGACAAAATGGCGAAGAGAAATATACGTGTGCATGTGGGCGACAATTAGGAAACTTATTACTTACATTTTCTCTCCAACTTACGGTAGCTTTGATACCAAAGGAATTAAGAAGTTTAACAAAACCGTCTACGAGAGCTGGCTCAGAATTACAGAAAATAGATTGACCATCTTTAGTAATACAGCCATCTGTGTCCATTAAACCTTGTAATAATGATAATCGTTGTTTAAATGAACCTTGTAAGAATATTTCTGGAATGTGTTTAACATTATCTTTAAACTCTTCATATCGGCTGTCTTTTAATACGCCCAAATCCTTCATAATTTCTCTGAATGGTGTATTAACAATCGAGTATGTCGTAGCTTTACCAGAATTTTGTTGTTTACATGGTTCAATATGACCTTTGTAGAAAAGTTCACTCCATGCTTTAAAGCGTTCTTTTACTTCTTTATCTTGTGTGGTAAATCTATTAGTGTGAGAATTACCATCGCCTAGCCATGCACCAAATACATATGGGTCAATAGGTAAATCTTTTTCTGTGAAATCTACTTCAAATACACGTGGAATCCAAACTTTATGTCCGCTTTGCATTAAATCATAAATACGTTCAGTTGGTAATTTTTCCCAATCTGGAGATTTATGTGTATTATGTTTTGTGGCAACTTTAACAGACCATCTATGTTCGCCACCAGCTTTAACAACATCGCCTGTTTCAAATGTAATTTTAAATGCACGTTTTGGATTTTGAATAGGATGTGCCTTTAGCACTTTGGTGCCTTTACCGTTACTGCCTACTAAAACATCACCTTCAACAATATCCTTATTGAGCTTATACGTACCGTCAATTAATGGAATTGGAGTGTCTAAAGCCAACATTTTATTTAAGCTCGAAGCGTCAAGCCCTTGGTTATACCGTGTAATACCAGTACGGTTTTCCTTTTGCCCTTCTAAATACTCCAAGAATTGGAATGTTTGTGGGGATAATTGGTTTACAGGCATTGCCATAGCTACATCGCCCATACTAGAACCCGGTTTTTTACGGATAACTTTACGACCTTCAATATAATCAGAGATATTAATACTATCTTCTGCTAAAATCATCTTAGGGTCATTAGTTAAAGCAATATTTTGGACGATTTGACGAGTAAGGGCTACCTTCATGTCTTGTAATTCACCAATAAGCTCTGCATAGGAGCGTTTTACCCAGATACGATGAGGGTCTTTAGTTGGAGAAATAGAGAAGAATGGGTGTCTGCCCATGTAATTTGGTTCTGCACGAAGAATTACATCGCCAGCAATGGTAATAATCATATCTTCAAGAATACCATCGTTATTAAAGTCGATTTTAGTATAACATTCGTAAATCGTAACTTCTTCACGTGCTTTATCTTGTTGATTGTTATGTAATGGAGTGTAATGGTCCCCAATTACGTCCTCAACTTGGTCGGTAATCCAAGATACAGGACCATTATCAGGGTGAACCATGTCTACATTTGCGTAAATACCTTCACGTTCTTTTTGACGAAGATGAGACATAGTAACCTTTTTACGGTGTGCTACGAAATTCGCATCTTCGAGGTTTTTAGCATCAGGAGAATATAAAAACTCCGACACTAATATGTTTTCTAATTTAGGACTATTCTTAATATAATACGGAGAATTCCATGTTACAGTGAAATCACCCATTATATCAGGTCCTTCTACGTTTGTAATTTCTACACCAGTTTGTGTTAAGAGCTTTAATGCATCAGCATTCAACTGTGCTGTTTCTGGTGTATAACCTTCTGTACGCTCCCAATAGCATTTGATAATACCCATACCAGTAATCAAAGCATCTTTCATCCAGTTATACAGGATAGGAAAGAATTTATTTTGTCTTTGTAATTGGTATACCAATAAGCTTTGCATAACTTCTGCATTTTGGTCATCTTCTTCTGTAACACCAGCTACTGTAATTACTTCATCAGAGCCAGTAAATACTTTCATCAAAGATGGTAACGCCCATTCAATAGTATCTGCTACATCTGTAGATACCAAAGAAGAAGTTTTACTTAAAATAGGGAACTTATGAGCGTAATATTCTTTATCTGCATAATAGATATTGTAACGCTCACGCACAGTAGGCTGAATAATAGATTGTTGATACGCCTCAGCATCGGCAATATCAGCTTTTACTAAACTTAACAAAGCCTTGTCAGCTTCCTGACCAGTTAATTCAACTGTGAAATCTTCAGCCAATCTTACATCGCACCTCCCATCGGTATATCAGCTGTACTTACCGTACCAAATGTACCAACAGGTGGACTGGCAATAGCTGAAATGTGTGCTAAACTATCAATTAAATCATCATGTAAAGATTTAGGGAATGATAAAAACTCACTCTCTAACTCTACTAAGAAATCCTGTCCCATAGGGAACCATAATGTACCAGCTTTAAATCTTGGTTGCAAAGCTGCGATACGGATTTCCTTCTTCTCTTTTGCTTCTAAAGGTTTTACGGTAAACCAAGTATTACGCTTAATCATTTCCTTTTCCACAAAATGAATAAGAGCCGCTTGATAAGCGACTTTTTCTATACCAACATAAATTGGTCGGTACTTTTGAACCATTTGGAATATGGTGTCAATCGTTTTAGTAGGGTCCCACCTACCATAATCAATCTCAAGGAGAAACCAGTGATTGTCAGGGTTAACAGCGACGGCACAGACAGAAGTAAAATCGGCTGTTTCTTTTTCAGAGATAGCCAAGTCACAAGCAATAAATACAGAACATTCCTCTAGTTGTATCGTATTAGGGTCATAATACCTAAAGTATTCTTTCTTAAAGATTTGGCTTTCTGGAGAAATAGCAATACAAAGTTTTTCACGTTCCCAAATATCTAACTGCCCAAGTTTACGCCACTTTTCACGTTCATCATTAATAGCTTCGACTGGGTACATTTCTTCCCAGTTAGATTTACCGTCTTCATTTAATACAGGAATGCGTTCCGCATCAAAGCCTAATTCCTCTTTGTTGGATATTACCTGTTCGATAATGCACTTTTCACCAAGGTTATTACCGATAAAGAATATCCGTGTGTTTTTACCAAGGAAGTATACATCAGATAAGAACCATTGATAGTCAGATTTCTGTACTGTATCAGAAAGACTATCCTCCAAATCTTGAGGGTCATCGATGAGGATAATATCAGGTCGTCTATCTTTGTTATTCAAACCACGGACACTAGAACCTTTACCATACGCTTCCATACGTACTGTAATTTCTTCACCGTTTTTATCTTTTACGATAATCTCAAATGCCTTTTCAGATTGCTCTTTAATACGAACTAAGTTAAGGTTCATTAATTCATTACTGGTGTATTCTTCAGCAATATCTTTAAGCCTTCGGCTGGCTGCCCGTTGGTTAGCCATGATAAATACGATGTATTGTTTCTTCTTGGATGGGAATACCAAGCAATGAATTGGGAAAGCTCTCAATACATACGACGTTTTCGCACTCTCACGAAAACCTTCTACTGCGTAATGTCGATTACCGTTCAGTAACACTTCTCCCCATTTACGGTGGAACCAAGCAGGTTTAACTTCGTGTTCAGCTGGTAGGAACATTTGTCGGAATAATACCAAATCATTTTCGCATCTGTCGTATATCTCTGCTAACTGTTCAATTTCGTTTGCCATTACCAAGCTCCTTTCTTGCCCTTTCACTACTATCGGTTAAAATTACAATTTCACCTTGATTGTGTTGCTGTAGAGTCTACTTGGTAATACCACAAGCTAATTTGAAGTTAGAAAAATATTACACGTTATCGGTTTCGTAATAGATAGTACTGCTGTATTTGGAAGCCCTACCCTAGAAAGCTGATAACGTATTTTTCTGACGAGTACGTAAGTACGAGGAAGAAAAAGAGAAAGAAAAGAAAGAAATATATAAAGAAAGAAAAGAAAGAGAACAAGAACTAGTAAACCATACAATATGTATTTTGCCATTTTTGGGTACTTACGATACCCCTACCCAGTAAAAACTGCTCATAAATTGCCATTGCTCGGCAGTCAACTAATTTTGAAATTGTGTATACCATACAGTCACATCTATTTCATATTGTATTCATATTTCGGAACCTTTGGATTTTTGTATAAGCAATCATTTTGAGAGCCTTTGGATTTGTATATAAGCAGTCTCTATTTCGTATGACCGGACCCCACGCCCCAAATGCGAAGCCCCACCCCCTGAGAGGGGCACTAGGATATATCGAAAATAGTAGAAGCAGATAGAGAAAATTCACTGTATCACAGAGAACTATATATAGTGAGGGGGGTAGTATCGCAAAACACGGGGTAAATACAAAGCATTGCACTATATCAGCGGAGGTATGAGATAGTTTAGTCACAGCAAGCGACAAGGCTTGCAGGGTATCAATAAACGATACCAATTGTATTTAACACCGCTAGGCGGTAGAAAAGGGGCTAATCATGGCAACTAAAAAAGCAACTGAAATTAATACTGTAGTAGCATTCACTGAATTGCTGGCGAACGCTCACAAACTATCTGAGGGCGAAAAAATTCAAGCTGTAGACCGCAAATATACAGCTGTAACCAACAAAGAGGAATTGACTGTATCTGTTACTCTTGAATTACCTCTTAAAGAGGTAATGAAATCCGCCAAAGGTAAAAACTACGTTATTCCTGTTGGTAATGTTACAGGTGCAAGAGGTTCAAATGTTATTGAAGCTCATACTGAGGACGGTTTAGTAGTTAAAATCTATGCAGATAGAGCTTATATTTCTAGTGAATCGCAAGAAAATGAGAAAAAACTAGCTAACAATAATAAGGCTAATTCTGAAAAGGCTTTATTAAAGGAACAAAATGCTAAGTTAGAAGCTCAAAATAAGATGTTATTAGCTCTAATGCAAGAAAAGGGTTTACTTGAAAAATAGTAGGTTCTAGAGGGGTAGTCTATTAAGGCTACCCTTTTTTTATATCTATTTTTAATTGTATACAATTTAGTTTTATATGTTTATATTACTATATACGTATATTTGATACAATGGAATTTTATTCTTTTTATTCCCCCGCCAGTCAATTGTGTACAATTGAATTTTGTACCATTATCTGGTGTATTTTTTTATCTATATAATCGAACGTATGTTTATATACATTGTGTAAAATTGAATTGTGTATAATGCAATTTGTGATAGAATTGTATTGTATGCAATTTGATTTTATTCTATTATATCTTATACTGTTATATTGTCTATCGTTTGTATTTTATACAATGGAATTTGATAATTCTTTTTTACCCCCGATTGTGTTTTATGCAATCTAATTTCATATAATATAATGGTATTCGATTGTATTGTATATTGTGGCATCATGCCCAATTAATTGCATACAATGTAATTTTATCACATTCAATCGTGATGTTTATTAATTGTGTACAATTTAATCTTAGGCTATCCTATTGTGTAGGGTAGCCTTTTTTTATGCCCAATTTTATTTGATACAATTTAATCGTGTAATTTAAAACGCTTTATTTGCCCTGTACGGCGTTTTTATATGTTCCACGATAGATTATACCTAAAAACAGTTACACGCACCTTAGAGGTTAAAATAATCAATTCTAGGACTATTGACATAATTATATATATGTGGTATTTTATTATATTTACATTTAATAGAAAACACAATTTTATTTTAGTAAATTGTATTGTGTACAATTTATTTGTAAACGATAGTTTACTATACAATTTAATTGAGTATAGATTAATCACGCACGATATATTTTTACACATGATTTAATTTTATACAATATAATTTCACGCACGATAATTAGACCGTAACATCGAACATACGTTTGCTTGAGTGGCTGTGGTGCTTGACGTGAGAGCCTGCCAGCCCGCATGGTTGCTGGGTTTTTCGGTCGAACCACGGAGATGAGGCATAGTGAGGTTGTCCCCGACGGACGGCACCACGTTGGGTGAATACATCAAATCTCTTTTATCGGTGCTCAGTATCTCCATAAAAAAGCGGAGAGAAAGTGAGGTCTATTATGGCTGAAATTTCCCAAGTAGTGAAAGATGCGTTGTATGAAAGTGCGTCTACAACTCATGAGTTCGACGAAAACGGTGATGAAATGTTAGTTATCGTGTACGAAAGTGAAGACGTAGAGCGTGTTTCTAAGTTATTTAACGTGGATTTTGATGCGTTAAATAATTACTGGCGTGATTTCTTAGGTTTGGAGGTGGCATAAATGAGACGTGAATTTACTGCAACGTACCCTGCTGGTACAGATTTCTTTTTAATGTTTGACTCTGCCCGTATTGTGGCAGTTCACATGGGCGAAGATGTTCCAGATGCTTTATCCGATGCCGATTTAGAATGTTTGGCTACGGAACGGTGTGTATCTATTCACACTATCCGTCTTGAACATCAATATTTTCAACGGGGTATTTTGGGCTGGGATTAATTCCCAGTCCTTTTTAATTGGAGGCTATTATGACGCTCAAAGAATTGCGTAGAAAACAATCCAAGGATAAAGCCTTGGTAGAAGATATACTGTTTATTACAGGTGTATTTGTACTATTAGTAATATGGGGACAATATTGTTTGTCTCGTGGTTGGGTTATTTGGTTAGATT